TCTTACGGTCAATGGCCTCCTCATCTCGACGAACGGCTCTGGGATTGCGAACCTGACGGCCGCCGCCATCACGGGCAACGTGGCGAACTCCAATGTGGCACTGGTTGTGAGCCAGCCCGCCCAGCCCAACATCACGAGCGTAGGAACCCTGGGATCGCTCGTGGTTTCGGGCACGGCGAACGTGTCGACCCTAAATGTGGCGAGCATCAGCACGCCCGATCCGGTCCCAGCGTCATCCGGCCTATTCATGAATCTCAACGCCACTTACACACTGAATAGCACGGCAAACTGGACGGGCAACATAGCGGGTGAGATCACATCGAATTTGTATACCCTTTTCGCCTCAAATCCGACCGCCTCGTGGACAACCTACGGCGCGAACCCCACAATAACTGGCCCCACGACGAACGGTGGATTCAAGTTTTCCCGCCTCGGCCCCTACGTGTTCACGGTCGTGCTTTGTGCCGACAACAACATCAAGACGATCGCCCTATCAAGCAACACGGCCGACGTCCATTCGAACCTCGCTAATCCGGGTGTGTGGCTGTACTGCTACAGAATCTCGGTCGGTCAGGATCCGTCAGTGCCAGTGACCATACCCTTTTACGTGGCTGATACGAGCCGCTACTATTATATAGATTTCGAATCAACAAATAAAACTGACAATATTCACAAGACGGCCTATACCAACGTGACAGCCGAAGGCTACACGGGATCTTACGTGATGCTGAGACCCGTTTGAAAAAATACACTCTACTAGTAGATCATGCCAACGATCACCTACTTTGGCGAGTTGGTCACAACAGGAAACGCAACGATCAATCAAAATTTCACAACCCAGGGGGCGTTTATGCTTTTTAGTTCAAATTTAGTCCCCTCGGTTTCAGGGACGGGTGACATTGGCGCGGGTACGCCCATCGCCAACGCGTGGTTCACCACCGCAAACGTGACCGTGACCTCAGTCCCTTCTATTAGAGCCAATATCGCCAACTCCTTTCCAAACCTCATAGTTTCCAATTCAATTACCACAACTAACATAGTGGCTACGACGCTCAACACTTACCAGAGCGTGTCCACGTCCATGATTGCACGGACCGGCGTTGGAGTTGGTGCCGACCCCGGTCCGTGGGCTCTCTATGTGAATGGAAACGTCTATGTGTCCAATGCCCTGCAGTCTCCCAATGTGAACGCGTTCACGATGAATGTCACCACGAGCAACATCGGCTCCTTGAATGTCATATCGAACGTCTCGTCTCTGGTCACCGGGAACATCGCGGTGGCGAACGCTGTCTCGGTCACCAATGTCATCGTGACGGCCGCCACCACCTCCGCCCTCAACGCCGCCACTATCAATACCGTATCACTCATCTATGACACGTTGTCGACCGGCAATATCACCCTGACTGGTAATATATTCTGGGGCGAGGATGCGACCAAGAGATATATTCACCTCGTGCCTTCGGCCTCGAACGCGTCGGCGATTAAGATGGCGCTGGCCGTCCAATCGAATGCTATGACACAGCCTGGCAAGACGTGGTGGTCGGTGAGCAGCGTCCCATCCTTCGGGAACGCCTCTATGGTCACCTCGTCCAACGCTCTCTACTCTGGGTCGGTGCTCATTCCCGGTGACGAGGTCCTGTTCGTGCCCGGGTCCGAGGGTTATGTGGGAATGTACAATCCCAAGACGGAAGAATTTTCTGAAATTTCTGGTCTCGGTACGCCCCTCTCCGGCTTCAGCAGCGGCGTCCTTTTGCCAACTGGAAACGTCTTTTTCGTTCCCAAGACGTCGAATGCGGGCCTTTACAATCCAGTTGCCCAAACGTATTCTAACGTAAACATAAAGGGACCATTCACATCGGGCATCCTGACATCGAACGGCATTCAGCTCATCCCGAGCGGAGTTCCGAGCAATGTTTTAAATTATAATTTTTCAACTGGAGCCGTGACGAATGCTCTCACCCTACGGAGCGTATCGTTCACTCCAGCAATTACGAACGTGGCCATGTCCGCAAGTCAGAATTGGTCGTCAGCTGTATGGTCCCCTGAACTTGGAATATTCGTTGCAGTAGCTGGAAATTATAACCTTACATCAACCGTGGCCGCCACTAGTCCAGATGGCGTCACGTGGACGGCGCGCACCATGCCTGGTACTGCCACATATTGGTCATCAGTGACGTGGTCTCCAGAACTAGGCATATTCTGTGCTGTTGCGGGCGCGATCCAAACTGCGCAGTCCGGTGCACGTAACACGACTAGGGCGGCCACGAGCCCAGATGGAATAAACTGGACATCAGTGACGTTGCCCACCTCCGCGGCGTGGACCTGCATCACGTGGTCGCCTGACCTTGGAATTTTTCTAGTAATTTCAGGATTATCGAATGGAGCTTCTCTCACGAGCCCGGATGGTGTGACGTGGACTCCGGGTACGGGCATGAACATAGGGGGCACGACCAGCGACAAATACACGTCAGTTTGTTGGTCACCACAACTTGGTCTTTTCGTTGCATCGTTTGGCTGTCAGGGGGGCGCAGACCGCGGCAATTCATCTCAGGATGTGACTAGTTTTATCGTCACGAGTCCAGACGGTATTAACTGGACTATTAGATCAATCGGGATCGATTCCTGGCCATGCGTCACGTGGTCACCTGAACTTGGCGTCTTTTGCGCAGTTGGGGGGGGTTCATCCCTCAGAGGTGCGGGTTCGTTTTTTGGCGCCACCTTCCGAAGTGTTAATGTAGCCACGAGTGTTGACGGCGTCACCTGGACCACGAGCCCCGTCTTACCGGCGGCCGATTACTGGAGCCACCTGTCTTGGTCAAGTCAACTCGGTATGTTCTTGGCTGTTGCTGGAGGTGGGGATCAAAGATCGTCCAATGCAGCAGTGAGCAAAAACGGGAGTGTTTGGACGTCCGTGACCCCCTCCAACACGTGGTACTGGTCCCACACCACGTGGTCACCAAATACAGGAAGGTTTTTGGTCTTGGGTGGAAACAAAAATAGCGAAACTCTGTCCACTCCGACCGCCAATACACTCACGTTGACGCGCGTCGCCAAAACGAGCTCGGGTGCGACCCTCCTGCCAACGGGCAATGTCGTCTTCAAAATGCCAGGCGAGTCCAACCTCGTCCAATTCAACTACACGGCTCTGACCGCCTCGAACATCACGGTCGGCACCGATTCCTATGCGGGCCTCATGCTCACACCATCCGGAAACGTCGTGGGCGTACCTGCAACGGGCAACGTCCTCTCACTGAACCCCGAGACGGGCACCGCCTCGAACGTCAGGGTGACCGGTGGCAACGTGACGAGTCTATTCACCTCCGGGGTCACCCTGCCTTACGGAAACGTTGTATTCGTTCCAGGAATTTCTGCAAACGTTGGAATGTTCGATTCGGCCACTCTGACGTATTCGAACAGCACACCAGTGGGAGCAGCGGGCCTCAATTTTATGAGCGGAACCCTCGTGCCATCCGGACAGGTGGTTTTCGCGCCGTGGAACTCGCAGAACGTCGCAGTCCTGAACACGTTGACCCCTTCGACGCGTGAGATTTGCTTGAGCCCTTATTTTAATAAGTTCTAGTAGTAGACATGCCTGTCATCACGGACTTTGGCGACGCGTCCGTCCAAGGCAACGTCACGGTCGCTGGGAACCTCGTGTCCCTCGGGACATTCATGGCCGTGACGGGCAACATCTGGACGAGCTCGGCCTCTCGCACGGTCGGCAACGTAAATAGAATTTGGGGGAACGTTTTCGCCCTCAATATGAACGTCACGACCCTGAACACGGCCACCCTCATCGTATCGAGCGGAGTCCGGTTGAACAATCTGGTCGTGGCCAACTCCGTGTCAACCACGAATGTCGTGGCCAATGTAGTGAATTCCACGTCCATGAACACATTCACACATTGGGGACTCTCGAACCTAGGCGTGGGTACGACGCCCGTGGTTCTGGGCGCGACCGTTTTCGTCCAGGGCAACGTATACGTGGCGAACGGTCTGTCTACGTCGAACATAATCACGACCAACGTGAATGCCGCGACCCTCAACACGACGACCGTCTCGACGTCTCTCCTGACGAGTCTGAATTTCTCAACTGGAAATATTTTGATTTCAAATACTTTGACTTGCACGAACGTCCTGGCAGCGAACGTCCTGGCGACTACGATTTACACCGCGTCCCAGGTGGGAGCCTTGTCTTATATCAATCTGAATCCTATGAATGTTATTGCGACGGGCAATATATTCTATGCCGACAATGCGTCTTTGCGAGTGCCGTATCTTCGGGCGAGTCCATCGAATGCAGCCGTCATTCAGGCGTGGATCGCAGGGACGTGCGCGGCGGCGAGCACGCCAACCGACTCGTGGTGGGCGACGAGCCCTTCACCGGTTTATGGCGTGGGCGCGGGTCCGGCGGGGTCGGGTAATTTTTTAAATTCCCTTCTTCTACCAGACGGTAGGGTTCTTTTCGCACCGGGGTATTCAGCTAATGTATCCATATTTAATACTTCTTCGGGTACTCTATCGTTAGTACCACTAACGGGTGCTTTCACCAATGGTTCCGAGGCGTTTTCTAGCGCAGTTCTAGCACCGAACGGAAATGTCGTCTGCGTACCATACAATTCCGGAAATGCCGTAGTTTTCAACCCTATTTCATACACCGCTTCAAATATAACGGGCGTTAGGGCCGGGGCCGGGCTATTCAGCGGATCGGTAATGGCACCTAATGGAAATGTTGTATGTGTACCGTCTGGTTCGGATAATGTGTGTGAGATTAGTATTCTATCAAATCCACCTGTTTTTAGTAATATGCTCTCTATAGCGGCTGTATCATCTCTTAAATGGCAAGGCGGCGTTCTCCTCCCTAATGGAAATGTTGTATTCGTTCCAAGAAACGCGTCGAATGTGGTGACGTATAACCCCCTTTCAAACCCTCCTACATTTTCAAATATAATAGCCTCACCGGGCTTCATAGGTGGGGTGCTCGCACCGAATGGAATTGTGTTGATGATGGGCACAGGTAATGTCGGAATTTTCAACCCATCTCTTTCTACATTTTCCAATATAGTAACCGGAGGAACTGGTGTGTATAGAGGCGGGGTTCTTCTTCCAACTGGAAATGTAGTGTGCATTCCAGAAACAAATGCCAACATAGGAATGGTCGATCCGGTTGCTCTTACACACTCTAATATAGTATGTGGATATACGAGCGGATTGGACACTTTCAATGGCGGGACCCTTCTTCCCGATGGCCGAGTTGTCATGTGTCCATATGTATCTGGAAATGTGGGGATCCTCAACACATTCACACCCGCACCGCGCGAGTTCTGTCTGAGCCCTTATTTTAATAAGTACTAGTAGTAGACATGCCGGTGGCTACAAACTTCGGCGATGCCCTGACGCAGGGGAGCGCTACATTTAAACAAAACCTGGTCGTCCAAGGGTCGACGGCGGTATTCTCAGGGAATATCACCGCCAGTACTTCGACGGTCAGATTGGCCAATTCAACAACTTCATACGCTTCGCTCTACGCAGTGGCGGCGGGCATCACAACTCTGAACGTGGCCGGCGGCGCCAACATCACGAGCACCGCCGTCTTCGCCAACCTCGTGAGCACGGTCAACGTCTTGACGACCAACTTGAGCTCGAGTGGCACGTTCACCGGAAACCTCGTCAACACCTCGACACTCGTGTGCTCTTCCAACATGGGCATCGGCACGTCACCCGTGCCCCGTGGCGCCAACCTCGTGATCATCGGCAATCTCTGGGCTACAAATATTTTTTCAACAAATATTTTTTCAACAAATTTGAATGCAGTCACGGCCAACATCTTCTCGGTCCTCGGAGCGGCGACCGCCCTGACGACCCTCACGGGCAATCTCTACGTGAGCAACGGAATCACTAGCACTAATATAGTGGCTCCTGGGTCAATCAATGCCGCTCTCGTGAACGTCACGACCCTCTACACGGCGGACGACGTCTCCGTGGCCAATTATTCAGGCGCAAATCTCGTCATCAGTGGAAACATCACGTATGCCGAGGATCTCATGAACCGTGGACCGTGGCTGCTCCCAAGCACCGACAACGCCGCCGCCATCCAATCGTGGATCTCCACCACGATCAATGCCGCAAGCATCCCTACACGGGCGCACTGGGCGGGCGGCCTACCAACCTTCGCCAACGTGGTGAGCGGGCCGGCGGGAAGCAGCGATTACTGCGGTGGAGTCTTGTTGCCAGATGGCCGTGTCTTGTTCGTCCCGTCGAGTGCGAGCAATGTGGGATTTTTCAATCCAGCGGATGGATCGTTTAGCACGGTGACCACCCCGGGTCTCACGGCGGCCGTGAACAAGTATCGCGGGGGGGTCCTCGCACCAAATGGCAATGTGATATTCGTCCCTTTTCAAGTGAATAACGTGGGTGTGTTCAACCCCATGACCTCAGTTTTTTCCAACGTCGGCCCGTTTAACGTCGGTACGAACGGTTTCGAGGGTGGGGTGCTTGCCAGAAACGGAAAGGTTATACTCGTTCCACGCGAGTCTGCTAATGTGGGCATATTTGATCATCAGACGCTGGCCATGTCGAACATTAGGGTCCAGGGCGCGGCCCAGACGGGCTTCATCGGCGGGGTTCTTTTGCCAAATGGTAATGTCGCTTTAGTCCCCGCTAATTCTAGAAATGTAGGGATGCTCGCGGCGGATCAGTCGGTTTTCAGCAATGTTGGCCCTTTTTTCACTTCGGGCAGCTCGAAGTTTATAGGTGGCGTGTTGGCCCCCAATGGAAACGTCATCATGACGCCCGGGTATTTGACCCAGGCGAACGTGGCCGTATTCAATCCAGCCAATTCTACGTGTTCTAACGTGCAGACGGGTGTCGCAGGGGGTTCAGGGGCGTTCCAAGGTGCTGCACTCCTCCCGACGGGTAATATAGTATTCGCACCGGGCATCACGGGCAACGTTGGAATGTTCGACCCAGTGACGCTCGTGTATTCAAACCTCACAGTCGGTGCTCTCGACTCGACAACCACCAACAAGTTTTACGGGGCAACCTTGATTCCAGACGGCCGGGTCGTCTTCACGCCCATGGGTGTGCAGAACGTGTGCACGCTAAGCGGCGTCACTCCAGCCCCCGTCGAACTGTGCATGTCGCCTTATTTCAATAAGTTTTAATATTTTATAATAGTAGCGATGGCGTCCGAGACCGTCTTCTACAACAACAAGAGGCTGGTCGGCATTGGGTCAGTGGGAATCGGGACGACGAGTCCAGGTGTCACCCTTGACGTCACCGGAACCGTTCGGGCCTCCACGCAGTTTTCGGGTCCCGGAACCGGTCTCACGGGGACGGCGTCGAGCTTGACTGTCGGAGCCGCGACCAACGCGACCAACGCGACCAACGCGACCAACTTGAGCGGTGGATCAGTTTCTGCAACATCTGGATATTTCAGCGGGTCCGTTGGGATAGGGACGGCTACTCCAGGATCCCCCCTCCAGATCTATAACGCAAACTCGACCGGAAACGACCCAAGGACATCTCATTTAGACTGTTGGAATCCTACAAATACAGCCGGTCAATGTTCCATCATATCTTCTCGGATTGGCGGCTCGTCGGCCGGTCAGACGTATTATTCAATGGACGTGTCTAGTAATTATGGGTTTTCTGTAGGTATGGCTGCTAGTAGCTCGCGTCTGCAATTTCGCAACGCGTGGAACTTCCTCGGAACCGAAGTGATGACGATTTCGAATTCAGGCTACGTCGGCATCGGATCGACGAATCCCGCGTGCCCGCTTCAGGTGGCGACGGGAACCGGGCAGTACACGCAGGGCGTGGGTATACTCGAGTCGACCCATGCGACAAGTAGACGCGCCAGTATAACTTTCGGAGAAAATACAGCGAGCTGGACCGTAGGTCAAGACTCGGTGGGCAACGGAACTCGTGACTTTTTCATTTATGGAAACTCGGCCAGTAGATTCAATATCCTCTCTTCGGGCAACGTCGGCATCGGGTCGACGAGTCCAGGGAGCGCCTTAGTAGTTACAACTACGGGTTATACTGCTGTAGTTTCCGAAACAGTTGGCTTGACCAGTAGCACGGGTGGCCCCGCGTTTTTATTAAGGGCTATTGGTACTCCTTACACTAATTCATATGTTCAGCTTTACGCCGAATATAACGCAGCGGGTATTGCAAAGGGGTTTTTCCAGGTGTGGAACGGAGCGAGTACGTATGGCCAACTGAATACAACCACAGCAATCAATCAATTCTGGTTGAATGGTTATACAACCGCCGGTACATTATCCGTCTCGAGTGCTGGACAAGTGACGTCATCAAGTGATGCTCGTATAAAATCAAATATTTCCACCTTGTCTGACAATTTTACATCTAATATAATGAATCTGCGACCTGTTTACTATACTCTTAACTCGGATCCAGAACAAGTGAAAATTGGATTCATTGCACAAGACGTTGAAAATGTTATACCAGAAGCAGTGGATGGGAAAAAGTATGAATACACCTGGAAACTTAAAAAGGTGAATGAAAATGGGGGAGCCACCGTTCCAGATTTGGATGAAAATGGAAATTTACAATTTACAGATGAAATTCGCCCACGAGGTCTTGATGACCGTGCAATAATCGCATGTTTAGTGAAAGCTTTCCAAGAACAAGTGGTTAAATCAGAGAGTCTAGAGACCCAACTCCAAACGGCCCAGAATGACATCGACCTGCTCGAGTCGCGGCTGGCCGCCATCGAGGCCCTGATCAGCACGAACACGAGTGCCGACACGACGACCAGCTCCACTGGCACGCGGTCCGACGCTCTCCTCGCAGCTGCTGGCGCCGTATAAAAGTAATTGAACTTATCAGGGATGAACAGGACTCGGCTCGTGTTCTGTGATTCTAGAAGCCGTGACGTCCAGCTCTTTCCTTCCGGAAATTCGTACGTCCTTCACCTGACCACGCCGGTAAAAGACATTGAACGTGTCGACCTGGTCAGCGCCCGCGTCCCCAACACCATGTACAACCTCACGAACGGCACAAACTGTCTGGGCGTGAACAGCACCAGCAACATCACCATCAACACGGGCTTTTACTCGGTCTACGGACTGGCCCAGGCCATTACGAACGCCTTCACACAAGTTCCCGTGGCCATCACACTCGACTACATGCCCGACGAGGGCCATTTCCTGTTCAGCAGCCCGGGTGGCTTCACCGTGCAGATCCACAATGCGGAGCTCGGCACTATGCTCGGGCTCCCACAGGGCTCATACACTGCGGTGCTCGCCACCTCGGCCGACGCCGCCTACGTGGGCAAGTACGTGCTGAGGTCCCGGACCCTCGTGAACATGTCGCTGAACGAGTACGTGTTCCTTGACGTTGACGAGCTCCGCACACCGAGCCACGTGGATGCTGGCGCGCTGACGGCCAGTGGCACCGTCTCCGGCTCGAACGCCAACCGCAACTTTGCACCCGTCATGATGGACGTCGGCTCTGGCTGCATCAAGAATTTTCACGAGTGCAAAGATTACTCGGTTTCTGTGGCTTATCCCGAGCCAATCAGCGTTCTGCAGAGGCTGACGGTCCGGTGGGTCGACTCGTCGGGCGCGCCCCTGAACTTCCGCGGGTGGGAAACGAATGCATTTGTGCTGCGTCTTCACATTCGGGATCGTGAATCTGAAGAGGAGCAGGAGGATCTCAAGGATCTCTCTCGCCGCCTGGGGGATCTGGAAATCAAGCGGATGTTGGATGAGCAGGCCAAGCCTCCGCCCCCGCCTCCACCCAAGAAAAAGACGCCTTTCGGCAAGTGGACGATACTCGTCCTTTTGGTTTTGATTGCTCTAGGTTACTGGGGCTACAAGACCTTCATAAGACCTAACCCAGTTCCTGACGTATACGCTTAGCGGGTCACCGCGTACACCTGGCTGGGCTTCTGGATGACCACGTTGCGCGCGGCGAACTTGATCAGCATGTAGGACACAACCGACAGCAGGGTCGTCAGCAGCGCCGTGATCAGGAAGAAGGAGTTGGTGTTGCGGGGAACGTTGATCAGGCCCGCCACCAGGCTGCGGACAAAGTCCAGCCAAGACAGGGAGGCGGTGAACGCCAGGGAGCCCACGATCGCGTTCAGGGCGAACGACTCGACTTCGACAGCTGCGGAAACAAGGGTGCTGGCCATTTTACTATGTACTTAGGAAATTTTTTACTGGCGCCTGGCCACCACGGCGCCGGCGATCACCCCGGCCACGCCGAGGAGGGTCGTGAGAAGCAGCAACTTCTCGCGCCAGTCCTGGGCACACTCGCATGGACGGCGCTCAATGTCCCACAGGAAGCTGGTTATTGCTGCGAACGCGAGCAGGCCTGCGACGCCCACGAGACCCGCGAACGGCACCAGGTACTTGCCATCCTTGACCACCACGAACACGAGCGGCGCAGCAATCGCAAACGCATACCAATACTTGAGGTACTGGCGGCGCCAATCTGCGCCGCACTGGCACCCCTTGCGCTCAAGGCTGATGATCCACGACAGCGCGATGGCGTTGATCACGAGGCCTGGGGTGAAGAGCGCGATCGAGTTCATTAATTTTAGAAAAGAAATTTTACTCATCTTCAAAGTCACTTTCTTCTGGGATGGCTGACCAGTGGACCCTGTCGAACATCGGGCCTTCATCTTCATCCGAGTCGGAAATTTTAAAAATTTTAAATTCTGTTTTTGAAAAAGGGACGGGCTCCTTGATGGGCGTCCACGGGGCGTGGTCCAAAGGGTCCCAGGGCTCAGGCCCCTCCATATGATTCCTTGGCCTTTTCAACCGCGTTCTTCAACGCACGCTCTGCAGGGGACTCGGGCTCCCACGCGTCCCATGTATCGGCACATTCGTTCACCTTCATGAGCGTCTCATCAGTGCCCTCATAGCGCGTCCACGTCTCCTCGGCGTCATCCACCTCTTCGATGTCCCCGTCCGAATCACTCTGTGATTCTTCATAAATTTCTGGAAAAAGAGAACCAATCTGTTTCCCCGTGACGTTGCGCGCTGCAAACATGAGGCCGAGGCACATGTCCTGAGCGAGCACCGTATCGCGACCGCACCCCTTGGCATAGTGACTGGCGACGACGACGGCCGACTCCATGACGGGTAGGAATATGTCCATCACGGATTGCTCCATTTATTTTAAGGAATAAAAGAACTTTGGCCGGTTTCATCCATGTTGTCGAACAGTACACGCATTGTCTTGAAGCCATCCACCTCGAGGAACTGGTAGTACCGGGCCCAGATGGAGACGATGCGGTTCTGGGCCAGGGCTGGGTTCTGACGGGCCAAATATAAATCAAAATATTGGTGTTTAAGTCGGCCAAAGTTGACGGCGCCTGAGGGCCTGGGCGACTCGGGATCCAACGAGAACGAGTACATATAGAATGGTCTGCTTGGCACACGGGTATGGTTCTCTATGAATTGGGCCGTTCCTAGGAGGAGGTTCGTGCCTATGAGTGGGTCGAGGCGCTGGGCCTCGTTGAAGTAGATGGCCATCGAATTCAATTGGTTTATATTTGAAAAATTGTTGGAGTATGAAGGTCCGGCTATGTTGGACGAGTCGAGCCAGTAGTCGAATCCCTTGGCGTTCTGGTTCTGCACGGTCAAGAAGAGCTCCTTGACTGGGTTGAGGAAGTTGGTCATGCACCGCACGTTAGATGTACCGGCTGGCACCAAGTAGCGAGCCCGTTGGACATTCTCGGCGAGGTAGACGGTCGGCCCGCGCTTCTGGATGTAGGCCCGCTCGCTTTCACCCAGAAACACGTACTCGGTCAGGAGGTTGAAGGTCATGGGGAACGTGAGGGTCGAGTCTGCACAAAAATCTGAAAAATTATTCAAAATAATTCTGAATTGCATACCCGGGACGACGGGGAGGCCGCGCTCGAGCGCCTTGAATCTCAAGGGCACGACATAACGGGACAGTGGGGCGTTTGTGCCGCCTAGAGCCGTCCCACCGATGAGGTTCGTCAGACCAACCTGCTGGCCTTTGGGCACCTCCACCTCATTCACGAGGGTGATGAACTCTCCCCAAAGACGCTCGATGAGCTGATTTCCGATGTAGAGCTCGGCGCGCTCGATCATGAGGGCCCCTGCCGAGTCATAAAAGGCGGTGCCAGGTGGCGCGCTCACGTCGAAGCGAGCGTACATGGCCGTCATGAGATCGCCGTTCATGGGGAGGGTGACGAACGAGTCGGTGCCGTAGGTCGGCTCGCTCTCAAACTGCACGTTGACGACTCGGGTGGCAAAGAGACCCTGTGGTTTATATTGTTCCAAAAATAATGTAATATCCGGCTGACCCGAAAGGATAATGTCCGCCTTGCCAAGTTGGGCGAGCACTTGGCGTCCAGCCATCTATTACTGTAGTGAGAAGTTTAGTCGTACATGAGCCCCGCAAGCCCATTCGATATGCGAAGCACGTTGTATGACACGGCTATAACCCTGAGCTCCTTGGTCTCGAGTGATGTGGTGTTGGGAAGAAAAATTTGAAATTTCTTTTGTTTTATTCTGCTCATATTGATGGAACCGGATGGGCGGGGGTCTTGGGGTCTGCGGGCCATTGAGTACATGTAGACGACGCGATCCGGTTGACGGGTGTGCTTCTCGAGCGGCTGGATCAGGTGCATGAATTGGTAGTCGGCTGTTGTAGGGTCTATGAAATCCTCGCCGTTGAAAGTGATGGCCACGCCGAGACCGGGGTCCGCGACGTAGACGTAGGGCGTGGCCGCCTGGTCCTGCACGACGAACAAAATCTCTCGGACCGGCCCCATAAAGTCGAGATCCACGACGGTCGACTGTCCGAGATTGAACGTGGCGAGTTGCGTCTGAGTGATGATATAGTCGAGCACGTGGCTATTCATCCAGCTGACTTCGGGGTCGGAGAGGTAGGCGTACTCCACGATCATGGAGGTGGTGATGTTGGTCTGATTCACGACCGTGTTGTTCGCCACGAGATCCAAAAATGGCCTGAATGTCACGTAAATCTCCATGTCCTGGCGCTGTAGTGAGCAGACCGGTACGGACAATTCTGTCGATCCGTAAAAATAGAATGGAAGATTCACAAAGTATGTGCGATCCTGTGCAGCGACGGAGCTGTCGAGTTTACCCGTCAGCAGCGTGAGCCCCGTCTGGTTCTCCTCCGGAACCGTTAGATCGTTATAAATCTCGATCATCTCACCGGTCAAGGTTTGTATGAGCTGGCCGCCAATTTTGAGCTCAGCCTTTTCCACGAGATATGTTCCGACCGAGTCCACATAGTAGTAGGTGTTGGGGGCGGGGGTCGTGGCACTCACAATCGTCACGTAAGCGTTCGCCGACACGGTGGTTGAACCCGTGCCAACGGTCGTCACATCGAGGAAGAAGACATTGGAGGTGTTGGTGCACTGGGCCAGGACGTCGATAGTATACGGCCCCTGTGTGCCAATACTAAGAGGGCTGACGGACAGGTAGTTGGGATTAACAGGTCTTGAATCCACGTAATTTTGATAAATGTTTACATTCGAGACGGATGCAGAGGCTGTATCGAAATAAACCATAAATCTGTAGTTTCCTTCTTGGGCGAACTGAATGTTCCCGCCTGATGTCACTGAAATCTGACTCGACACGCCGACCCGTGTGAACATTGTGGTGAAGTTGATAGGGGTGGTGGTTCCCATGGTGATGGACGCGGTCTTGATTCCTGTGAACAAAAGCCCATTGCGTTTGGGGTTGATGCTCGACGTCGCCGTCACGACGCCGAATTGTTCAGTAGCAAAAAATGAATTATTCGTGAGGGTCGCTGCGGCGTCGGTTGCAAGGCTGATTCGGTATTTGTCGTCGGTGTTCCAGACCTGCACGGGTATGGTGAAATTGAGCGTCGGGCTTCGAGATTGGGTCGTTTGCCACGTAGTGACGGGGCCGACCGCCGTGTTGCTGAGGGTCACGGAGAAGATGTTCGCGCTGGTCGTGAGGAGCGTGCCCTTCAGGTGATATAGCCCAGTGCCGGCAAACTGAAAAGTATTTGATATGGGGTTTACATTGAGATTCTGCACGATGCCTGACCGGGTCCAGTTGACGGCTAGATTGGCCGTGGCGTTCACTAGCACCTGGTTCGTATTCAGTTTGTAAAATTCATTAACATCTGTAACAGAAATTTCGGTGCCGAGGCTCGCTGGACCGATGGTCAGCGGGGTCGAGTTCTGCGTCTCGAGATCTATGAAATAGTACTGCGTTACATCTGTGCAGGTGATGGGGATGACTGCGATGGGTGTTTGGGGCATAGGCATGACGACGAACTCGTAGGCGTAGTCGTTCCACGACCATGTGCCGATGGGGTGGCCGTCGGTCGGGGAATGACCGACGCCTATGCGCGTCACGGGATCCGAGACGTTCAGTGTGATGATGAGCATGTAAGTGCCGGTGATGGCGAATCTGAATGAACCGGCTGGTGTGGGGAGGATAAGTGTCTGGACGCCTTGTGGCACACCGAATTTACTGAGATTGAGAAACTGTGCCCACGTGCCGGTCGAGGTGGGCAATATGGAATTGAGGATGACGCTCGTGTATGCGTTTGCCAAATAAGTTTCGGAACTATTCACGGTTGATGCAGAGGATTCAGGGATCCAGCCCGACTGCGCGAGTGAAAAGTCGGCGTAGTTGCCACGAGCACTTCCCGCGCTCACATCCCATTGTACTGTATTTGCAGTAGGTAAACGAGAATAATTTTGAGGGTCGAGCCCCCAGAACACGCCGATGGTTGTGGCGTCGGCCGTGTTCACCGTCACGTTGGAACAATTTTGAAAATAAAATTTTGTTTTTGAAGAATCGTAGAGAACCTTGGTGCCGAGGGGCGAGGCGGTGAGCCACGTGGCTATGGTCCCCGACGAGTACACGTCGAGCGAACCAGGGGTCACCACGTTTGGTGTTGCCAAGTTTCCGTTAAAATAGAGATATGGAAGCGGGCGTTGCTGACCGACCGACAGTCGCCATAGGTAGTTGGCCGATGCGGGGGCGAGAGCAGGGAGGTCCACAGAGAGCATCACGCTTCGCACGAGATCACCCTTGTATGGAATTCTACAGACGGCTTGTGATCCCCATTGAACTTGCCGCCCCTGAAACGGCACGCTGAATGCCTGAAGGCTAAATGGGGTGTGGCGTCTGTAGACTCCCTTGAAGTATGAAACAGACGGCGTCCCTGTGAGATACGCGTCTTGTTGTCCGATGGCAGCGAGCTGCACTGCCCCTGCGGACATTCCTACTAAGTTCAGAGAACTTAATTCCCCCGTAGGGTCCGCGCTCTTCCACGCCCCTGAATTTCACCGTCTACTCCAGGAATGAATATCCAGTTGAAGAAATTCGACCCGAGCAAGATGGCCGACGACAAGGTCTGCGTCTTCATCGGCAAGCGTGGCACGGGTAAATCGACGCTCGTGACCGACATTCTGTGGCACAAGCGAAAGATCCCGTCGGGCATCGCCATGTCCGGCACGGAGGATGGAAACGGACACTATAAGCAGTTCATCCCGGACCTCTTCGTCTATGGAGACTATAACCGTGATGCGGTTGAGAAGATTATAGAGCGTCAGAAGAGGAACGTTGCGGCTGGCAAGGCGACGCCCGTTTTCCTTCTCATGGACGACTGCATGTACGACCGGAGCTTCATGCGCGACACGGTGATCCGCCAGCTTTTCATGAACGGCCGCCACTGGAAAATCTTCTTCATGATGACGACCCAGTACTGCATGGATATGACACCTATGATTCGGACGAACGTGGACTATGTCTTTGTACTGCGTGACAACGTCCGTCAGAATCGGGAAAATCTTTACAAAGCTTTTTTTGGAGTCTTTCCCACCTTTGACCAGTTTTGCCAGGTGATGGACGCCTGCACGGAAAACTACGAGTGTCTCGTTCTCGACAACACATCCAAGTCCAACAATATCACCGACTGTGTATTTTGGTACAAGGGTATGGTCAGGAAGAACTTCCGGTGCGGTTCGCCCGCCTTCTGGCAGTTTCACCAGCGCAACTACAATCCCAAACACGTGGGAGCGACGGGGCCGGCACTGACGCGCAAGCCAGGCGCGTCAGTGGTCCAGGTAAAGAAACTCCCGTCAAAGTAAATGGAGTCATTCGATGCGAGTGGTTCCACTGATATTACTTCATCAATTCCCACGGGACTGCTCGAGGACACGGCGAATAACGAGGAAAAAAACATTGGTCAAAATCAAATGGCGGAGTTCTCCACTTCACTTGATGACGTCGTCCCTCCCGGCCCCTCCATGCAGATGCAGGACATGGCGTTCGGCTCGGTAAATGCCGGCTCCCCGTCGGCCATCGGCGCGCCGCCCCAGTCTCAGCAGCAGCAGCAGCAGGCGGGTCGCAAGATTCCGTTCGGTCTGACTCCCGAGCAGTACATGGCGCTGCTTGCGGGTCTGGCGGCGGTCGTGGCGACCAGCAAGCCAGTGCAGGAGAAGGTGGCTCAGTTCATGCCCAACGTCGAGGCGGGATCGGTCAGTGCCATGGCCGTCACCGCCGCCCTGGCCGCGCTGGTCTTCTTCCTGGCCCACCGTTTCCTCAATTAGCTCTAGGTCTTATGTTTTCGCCACAGAAAGGACCCAGATCACCCGGCGAGTAGAGCCCTCGTTGAGCACAGTACTTGCGAAAATCTTTAAAATTTTTCCAAAAGGAATCCGAATGCTCGTATTCCCGAACTGTCGAGTGACACAGTTCGTGAATGAGCACGTGAACGGCGGTGTTGATGCGCGTCTCGTCCGCCGCATCACCGTCGAGACACAGGTAAATCTCGTAGCCCTTGTTGACGTTGTAGGCGATGGCCCCCTTTGATTTGTTCCAATCGCACATGCCCGTCAGGATCACGGGCTTTTTCACGGGCTCCCAGCGAGGATCCAGTTTGGGGTCGTCACGGACCGCCTGTACGATGCTTTCGTATCGTTTACGCACCTGAACCATCATATCAGGCGGTTTATTGGTCGCCACTATAACTATGATGAGCGCCAAGCCGAGGGCCCAAATGACCCACGCATCCATACTGATACTAGACTACTAATTTTTCCTGAACACAAAGCTCGAGTAGAGGTCGGACACTCGCCAGTTTGGAGTGGTGAGCATGGGTTCCCATGCGAGGCACTGAAAACCGCGCTGCGAGAGCTCCTCGATGAGGACATCGGCGTTGAGCAAGGGCTCGCTCTTCGGCCCGTCCGCATAGAACGGCCCGTCCGTGAGACTGACCCAGAGGCGGTCGTCGCGAATCTCTAGGGTGTTCCCTAGGTCATCCTTGAACATCGCGCCGTTTGTGAGGAGCGCGGCCCGCGCACGTTCGGGCGTGATGCCCATGAGGAGCCCCCCGGGCTTGACGGACCGCCCTATAGCCTCCAACGACTCGTGAAGAGTTTGAGAATTTTCAAAAATATAGTGCAAAGAAAAGTTGTAGCACACGACGTCGTACGGGCCGGACGCCACCGCCTGGCGGATGTCACCCTCTCCGAGAAACCACACACCAAAGTTCATGTCGAGAGCGCGCGCCTCCGCCTCGGTGAGTGACGCGGCGTCTGGGTCGATCGCGGCTACGCGTGCGCGGACCGCCTTCCACTTCCACCAGTCGCCTCCCCGACCACAGCCGCAGTCGAGCACGAACGAGCCGGGCTTGACCCATTTTTGGATAAGCTGACGTTTGCGGTCATTGTGCAACTTCCTAAGAGCCTCCATTGTATGTACTTAAAAAGATGGCTCACTGTATCTCTAAATGGGTTCTCTCGAGCAGGACTACCTCACGGTCCCAGGACAGGTTTTCGCATGCGTCTCTTTTGTCGGCCCGGAATTGCCCCAAAAAAATGATCAACTGGGAATGAAGATCCGCGGGTGCTTCGCGACGCGTGATGAGGCGGCCACGCACGCAAAGCGTCTGCAAAAGGAGGATGCTCTGGTGGACATTTACGTCGTGGACATGTACAAGTGGCTGCTGATCCCCCCTGATCGCTCCAAGATTGAGGATGCGCACTACGCCAACGAGAAGCTGGAGGAGATTATGACCAAGTACCGCGAGAATCAGGCTCAGGCTGCGGCGATGTTCGAGAAGCGCAAGCGCGACATGGTGGCCAAGCCGATTGAGGGCTCGGACACGCCTTACATCGAGCCAGGTGACGAGAACTCGCGCTTCTACAACAAGCCCGACGTTCCACCGATTCCCCATCCGGCCGAGGTTCTTGAGCGTCTGCAGAAGGAGTTCCCCGACAAGCCGATCGAGGAGCTCGTGAAGATGGCGGACGACGAGGTGGCGGCCGAGATTGCGAAGCGCGAGGCGGAGAACAAGCCCAAGATCGAGTTTGTGGATGGCGACGGCAACGTGGTCCCCCAGTAAATTAATATCAACCTAAAATATTAGATGGCGGTGATTCTCACCGTGATCGCCCTCCTAGTAGTCCTTTGGCTCATTTCAAAGGCCTATCAGGTTCTTCCTATGTTAAAGACGCCCGCATGGGAGTCCAACGAGGCGCGCACCCCATTTTATGATGCAGAATTCTTAAAGGAAACAGACAGCCAGCGCCGCGAAGGGGCCTGGGTCGGATTCCTGCAAGAGGATGTATATGCCAAAAAGACTGGCCCCCTAGGGGATTTTGTTGGTAATGATTCACCGAGTGGGCGCGCGCCCATGTACTATTTCGTTACTGCCTAACGTATTGCATGATTTCCAAGACGAGATTCTTTGGCAAGTTGCGATAAAGGGCGTTCACAGCGGCGGCGTTTCCACTGCGTGCCATATGAAGAATGGATTCGGCGGCTTGGCGAGCCTGGTTCGCGGTCACCAAACCAGGCCAATGGTAAGTCGTTGTAAGTCTTCTGGCCAATGCATTCACATTAGCAGATCTATTACGTACGTTGCGCCGGGCCGTCACGACCGGACCCACCGCCGCGTAGTGGGCCTGGCGGGCAGCCTGGCCTTGAGGAGACGCATAAAAAGCCGCAGACCGCGTGCCGGTATGAGGACCGTAAGCCGGTCCGTACGCCCCAAGGGCCGTGCGCTGGGCATTGACCAAACGTCCGCGCGCCTGCTTCTCCGCGTTCATCGCGGTGGCGAAATTCCACGGAGATGCCATTAATAATTACCTATATATTTTTACCTTGCACGACAATCGGTCTCATCGAGACGATGATGACACCGATGACGATGCCGATGGCCAGGATCGCAATGGGGTTCTGCATGAGCTCCTCAAATTTACTTTTTTGCGGCGGCGGACTTGCGTACTGGAGCCACGGTGGGACGCTTTGCTGCTGGAGCTCCTCGGGACTGGGGCTTGGTTGTCTCTCCATCGGATCCATTATCCTCCTCGTCACTCTCGCTTTTATCTTCGACAATAAAGTCATCCATCTCTGAATCAGCCTCCTCGTCCTCCAGTTCAGAATCACTGTACTCAATCTCAGAGCCCACGTCGGACTCGTCCTCGTCATACTCGTCGGTCGCGTAGTCATCCTCGACCCGCTCTACAGGCTCGTAACGCACCGGAGGCTTGGAGACACGGCCGGAGCGCGTGCGCTGGACCGGCTCATTGACCGTGGGATCTGGGGTCGGGGAATCCGTTGCCGACGGGGGCTCCTGTCCGGTAGTCATCTATAGGTTGCAATGGGATCGTATCGTTTAAGTACTTTGGCCTAAATTGAATTCCTTTGGAAATTGCAAGCTGATTTGCGATCACCTCGCCCTCGTAGCCCAGGCGATCGGAAATCTCGTTAATCTTCTCTGTGTAATTCGTGTTCATGAGGCCGAGATTGCGGAGGTGCTCAATGGCTCCGTAGAGGTGCGCAGCCCGGTCAGGATTGGCGTCGAACGCCCGCAGCTCAGTCAGAAACGACTTCCACTCCTGCGGATCCAGACCCGAGTACGGGTGCGCCTCCAGTTCGAAATTCCTGAAACGACCCACTCCAGGTCTTGGGAAGAAGATCAATAGCACTGTGACGAGGAGGACTAGCCACACGAGCACCTTCATTACTAATAGAAGGAGGGAGAATATGTTGCCGGCCTTTGAACCCATCGCACTCCTCATTTAGGCATACCTGCCGAATTGTGCCGTCTAGAATCCAGAACCACACATGATTAGACTTGTGCAGACCCTTGATGCACTCGCAGTACCGCGAATCCGTCTCGACACAAAGCCCCTTGCCCTCGCCCTTGCGCGTTTTACGGACCGCCTTGACTCGCGCCGTGTTCTGACCCTCGAGATTCGTTCGGATGAACTCTTCGAGCCGCGAGTCACTCGGCACAATGCACCCCGGCGCCGACGCCACCCTGCGTATCTTGGGCTGCTGCCCCCCAGCCTGCCCTGGGACCCGTACGGCAAAGAGCTTTAGGGTCTCGGCGCTCGGTACGGGTGACAGGGCGGTTTCATTCGGTACGGAAATCCATGGAACATAGGGCGCCCCTTCCGGCTTTTTGTGCGACCAAAGGCACCGCAGTCCCGACCCGCCATACACACTCGAATCTATAATCTGGGCCCATTCATCGCCGTCGAGCTCGAGGAGAATTTTGGTCCTTAGAGCGAGCGCCTCTTGACGCGTCACGCACAGATCGGGCCAGTGCAGGTGAAATCCCGACTTGATCTCATCCTTTACCCTCCTGGGTGGTGCGCGCGCCACGAGACACTGACCGTGTCCGACCGCTTCACAGATGCGCCTGCACAACTCGAGAGCATCGGCATCCGTGAGCGCCCGCTCCGCCTTGAAGTCAATATCAACAAAAAATTTAAAAATTTCCGTCTTTTGTTCAACGACATAGAGTCGGGTCCCGCACGCAATATCCGCCAGGTAAGCCTTGTAAAAGGCGTCCAGATCGGCGTCGGGCACGTGAAGCTGCCCGCCATCCATGAGGACGTGCGTTGGTGCGTCCGTACCCTTTCTCGTCCATCGCTTGATGAACATGATATTCAAGCGTTCCTAATCTCTATCAACACCAAAAAAGGCGTCGAATATCGACTGCACGAGGGGCTTGAAGGGCTCCTCTACGGGCTCGGGCTCGGGCTCGGGCTCGGTGACCGGCTCTGGCTGCTCCCTGGACTCGACAATCTTTTCAATTTCGTGGTGCATCTTCATGACGGTCATGGTACGGGCAAGCGTCTCGGGGTCAGACCCATCCTGCCGGAGGTCGGCGAGGCGCTTGGCAATGGCAATCTTTGACTGCGTCATTTCTAAATTTTGAAAATTTTTTAAAAAAACTTTACGGGCGCAAGAAGAACGTCTGCTTCTCGGGCGCCGCGAGCACCTGGTGAAAGGCGGGATTCTTGATGACGTGGGTCCTGATCATCTCCCACAGGTCGCGCCGCTTTGTGATGCCGTCGAGTGTGTCAAATTCACACCCGTCATTCTCGTCGTAATTTTTGCGGAACGGCACCTCGCGCCCCTCCATCTTTGATTTTTCTTCGTTGAAACGTTTCACAATATGAGACTGCTCGCCGTTCGTGATGGGCATCTCGAACACGTACACGTGGTACACGTTGTTGACGCCCTCGGCATCTCTGAAGGAAAAACTGAAATAGGAATAACTTCCCTTTTTCAGATTTATGATCCCACGGGTCTCCTCCTCGAGTTCGCGGATGGCGCATCGAAGAGGGTTGAGAATTTCCCGACGCCGGCACCCACCGGTGACGAAGGTCCATTCTTTGTACCGCCGATCATGAACAAGTAGAAACTTTGGGGGCCCGCCTTCACATTCCCGGGTCACCGGGACCGCTATGCTTTTGTGGCGTTCCATCGGATCCATGACCCGTCTCTACTACTTCCTGATCAAAATAATTCGCAAGGTTTCGCGTGCTCGGGTCATAGCTAATCAAAAACACGAGACCGATGAGAATAATCCACGGCCAAATTTGACCCATATTTTAACTAGAGAAACTAATTTGCGTAAAGTACGGATCCCATCCCCTTCTGGATCCGCAGCACGTTGTAGTTGACCGCGTAGATGTAGGGCTGGTTGACCGCCACCGTCGCGAGGCCGCGCAGACCGTTGGTCAGGCCAACCGGGGTAATCAGGCGGTACGTGTCCAGGCGGGAGAAGTTGAGCGTGCCGGTCGGCTGCAGCTTGGACGTGTCCAGGCAGTACGGGATGACCGCCACGTTGGCCAGGGCCGAGTTGTGCACGTAGCCGTACTGCGTGTGGTAGTACTGGGCAATGTCCACGTGGGCGGGCAGGTGGCGGGACTCACCGACGTCCACACCGTTAATCTGCACCTTGAGCTGGTAGTTGGCGGCGGTGGCCGAGGCGGCGCCGTTGGTGCCGTAGGTGACGCCGTAGTTGACCGTCTGGAAGGCCAGGAACTTGATGGGGTGGGCCAGAGCCAGCTCCTGAACGGGCTGGCTGGAGATGGGGATGCGCTGCACCTGCGTGATCAGCATGTCGTGCGCATTCTTGGCGAAGAACTCGCGCTCAGCCTGGTCCAGATACACAAAGTTGGCCCAGGCCAGGTACTGGATGCCCGCGTAGGTGGCGCCGGCAGCCGCGGCCGTCGTGCCAGTCGTGGTGTTGCCGAGGGCACCCGACCAGGTGATGCGCAGCTCGACGTCGTGGTACTGCAGGGCCACCAGGGGCAGAGACGCCGCCCAGTCCTTGCAGAAGAAGAACTTCAGGGGGTAGAAGGTGGCCTGACCGTTCGTGGGGTTCTGCGCGCTCGGGGTGCCGTTGTTCAAGTAGCGCTGGTTGGACGTCTGGGCACCGGTCACGGGCTCGACGTCCGTGCTGTACTGGTAGTCCTGTGTGTCGATGACCTGGCCACCGATCAGCAGCTCCACCTTGTCGATGACGTTGGACCAGTTCAGGTTGACCACGGGAGCGGCGTTCGAGTCGCGGGCCATGAAGTACACGTAGCTCAGCAGATCGCCCTTCTTCTCGAAGCGGATCGTCGAGACGGAGCCGGCGGTCGGCTGGCCCTGAATCAGCTGACGCTCGTTCGTCGCCGCGTAGTGGGTGTAGCGCTTGTAGTTCGAGCGGTAAAATGAAACTTCCGGCTTGCCCGACAGCCAAGTGTCCTGGGCGCCAATCGAGACGAGCTGAACAATGCCTCCGCTCATTTTACTATCTGATCGAGGTTTTTTTTACTGAGGCTGGCGCGGTCGCCAGTCTAGACCACGGCCAGTGACGGGAGGGCGATGGGATTCTTGTTCAACTGATCCCGGGCAATGTTCAGATTATTCGGAGCGGCAAGGGGGTTCTGCTGCGTCTTGAACTGATTCAACTTCCAGTAATCAGCAGGCTTGTAATTCTGGAACCGGCCCCCGTTCATGTGGGGCACTGGCACCGCCACAGACTCGGGACGCAGGTTGGTCATGGTGCCCGCCGCACCCTGAGGATCGGCGCGCACGTTCATCCGGGCTGGATTGGCGGCGCGATCTGGGTTGACGCGATTGCCGGTCGAGTGAGGCAACTGGCGGTCGGTCAGGCCGTTGTATGGCAGGTACACGTTCCACTGGCCCGGGCCGAACTCGAGCGTGTCGCCACGCTGGCCCGTCTCTTGGCGGTTCGTCGTCTTGCGCGTCTTGATGTTGTCGGGACGGCCCTCGTGAGCGAGCAGCGCGCCGCCCTGGCCCTGGCCCTGATTCTGCGAGGGCGCGCGCGTCCACGCCTTGGTCGTCTTGGCCTGGTGAGTCATCTGACCGTTGATGAGCTGGCCCTGGCCCAGGACGGTGCCGCCCTGCTTGACGAAGGCGTCCGAAGGGCCCTTGCCGCCCGGCAGGGTCACGAGCTTCTCCTCGTTCACGTTGTTGGGCAACACGCGGAAATACTGCTGGAAGCCTCCGATCGCGGGCACCTTGGAATCTACGCCCAGACCCGGCCCAACGTTCATGCGCTCAATAGGCTGCAGGTTATTCATTTTGTTCGTCACATTCTGACGGTTGTAAAGATCATACACGGGCTGGCCGAACGGAAAGCGGTTCGCCTGCGGGCTCAGGTCGCCAAATGCCGTCACCTCGCGCTTGGCACCCACCTCGAAACCCTGGAATGACCGGCCCTCGCCACGTCGCACCTGCATCTGGGCATCCTGCTGGGCAAAGTTTTTATCAGACTGAATAAGATCCCCACTCGTAATCTGGTGAGGAGGTTTTGCTGGAATAGTGGTTGCCGGGGATGAGTCGGCGCTGAAGCGCTGTCCGGCAAACACAAGACCGACCACTGCTGCTAGAGCCAGTGGATCCATATTACTTTTACTTTACTTTTATTTTTGAGTGCCTCCGTCTAACCGATATAGGGCCGTCCGACCGGACCGGACATGGCGGCCCACGGCGCGCCGTTCGGATTGCCGACCGCGACGGGGGGATTGCGCTGATCGAAGCGGTTATTCTGATCATTGCTGTACGTGCTGACTGGGTTCCACGTCAGGACCGGGAACGCATCGCGAATGTACAAATTCGGAAAATCGTTGGGCTTCTCGTTGTAGTAACGGTTCCACCGCTGGGTAGACTGGGAGCGCAGCATATCGTCGATGCGCACCACATCATCGAGGATGATGGTTGCCGGTCCCTGCCAAACCTGCTCCTGGAGCGTGATGGCATCCGTCTGCAGAGTGCGCCCCATAGTTACTCTAGTCGCAGAAAATTACCGGCCATTGCCCGCCCGCATTTGCACCCGCTCTGGGAAGTGGAAGCGGTCTGAATCGACGTCGCATGAACCAGACCCATCCTTGCAGAAGGGGCCGAATTTGGGGCCGAACGACGCCTCGGCGAAAGCCGTCTGGTCGTTGGGTATGGTGCTGCTGGGGGCGGTGTAAAAGTTGCGCTCGGCATCACGCTTGCGCTCGAATGGGTGGATGAACTCCCAAGCCTGGGCCACCTCCTGCTTGACGCTCGGATACCACGCGGCCGCGGGACGGTCGGGGCGGTCCGTGTAATCCGTATAGAGCACGTTCGCCATGGGGTTGTCGATCGTCGGCATGGTCACGGCATCGCGGCCGTACCACGGCGTGCGGCCGTCACTGAACGTGGGACGCAGCTGGCCGTCTGGGATCATGTTGGACGTGTACAGAAAGTAGAGCACCGCGAGGACGAGGATGCCGAGCGCCAGAATACGCGCGTCGCGCTTGATGAGATACAGAATGCACATGGCGTAAACGATAAAACGGGTCGTGGCCGCAACGCGGTCCTTGGACGACTGCATGGCCGTGGGCCAAAACTCAAGCATCTTGTCGGATCTGAAGACTTCGCGTGGATCCATCTCTACTTGTTGCTTTCATTTTTTTACAGCAGGGGCGGCGGGCCTCCTGGCTTCTTGCCGGCGGGGCGGCGGCGAACCTGACGCTGACCGGGGCGCGCGCGCGATTGGGACGGGCCCCCCATGCCACCGAGAAGGGCTGCAAGAGGGTTCTCACCGCCACCACCCATCAGACCCGCCATCAGACCCTGCATGGCTGCTGGATCGAACGCACCGCTCTCGGCGCACTTCTTGGCTGCGTTCTCGATCGCCTCGAGCGTCTCTGGAGGGAACATGGACAGGGTCACACCCAAAATGTGCAGCGTCTGCATGTACTGCCAGATGGCCGCCTTGGTCGCCGGGCTAGTCTCTGGTGTCCAGACCTTGTGCAGGTTAATCTCCTTGAGAAAATCAATATCTTTCGCATTTTCCAGAAAGAACGACTCATCCTTGGCCATCAACTTCGCCGAGTGGGGGCCCACGGACTGCATGAAACCCTCTAGGGTCACACGCGGTGTGGCGACGCGCGCCACCGAAAAACCCGCCTGGAACTTCTGGATGCTCTTCTCTTCTGGAAATGTGAGGACGAGCTCGTTCAAAAACTGGCCCATCATGTCATTGAAGGCGTCGAGCGAGCTCATTAATAAAGAAAGTATCTAATTTTTTAAGTTGAATGGCGCGCCATTCGAGTTTAGAACGGTTCAAGACTTACTGACTCGCGCTGACCACACCCTTGGCTCACGACCAGATACACAAGGACCGCCACGAGAAACGCGGGCTTGGCGTACTCTGAATTGGGAACGTTCGTCTTGCCGTTCATCTTGTTCCGCGAAAACACGTAGACCATAGTGGCGGCGGCCGCGATGAGGGCCGCCGACCATGGTTGTCTAAAGTAATGATCCATGTGTTACTACTCCTCTAGACCTTTTTTCCCAACCTCGGGCGCGTCGGGAAAGAGAGACTCCTTGTGGACCGCCGCGGGCGTGACGGCGACCATCTTGGTGCCGCCCGGCGTCTCCACGGGATCGGGGAGTTCCGAAGCCTGAATGGTGCCGGCCGCCATCTCGGTATTCTCGGAAGCGGGCATTGGCATGGTCTCCTCCTGCTCGATATTGTCAACGGCGTCGAGCGCCTCGTCGACTGGCGGGCGCTCCTCCTCCTCCGCAGCCCCGCCGTACCCGTCGTGCTCCATCTCGAGATTCGATTCCTCCTCGGGCAAGGTGAGGTACGTATTGAGAATCTCCTCGGTCGGCACGAGGTTCTCGATCGTGTCGCGGATGCACTTTGTGAAACGCGTGTTCAGATCGTTGCGGCGCTCCGTCACGGGCTTCTCCTCCGTGATGATAAATGGGTCCTCGTAGATGTCCCGGGCGCACTCGATAAAACACGTGTGCACAAACACATCGTTGCTCGGCAACTTCAAAGAAATCTTTTTGCTTGATTTATCAATTCTGATCGAGCTGAGAATCTTGACGTGGATGACGAAAACGGCCGCGATGAGCCGAGGGAAAAGCGGGCACTCCTTGATGATGTTGGATACATGCTGCTTCACCTTGACGTTCGACCATTCACCCTTCACCTTGCGCAGGTTCTGGCGATAATTCTCAACCACCTTGCGGTCCTTATTCTCTTTTTTCGTGTCCTCCCAAATGTCCCAAAACGTATTGATGAGTTCTGGAAGCATCGCATCAATGAGCTTGCGCGAGAAGCGACGCTCGGCATCATTGAGCACCTCCATTTAGTACTTCCCGAGTTTTTTTAGGGACCTGACCGGCCGCGACCTAGCACCTCTTCGCCGTTCCCATCCCCGCATCTTTCAAAAGCTGCTCGAGAGGACCGGTGACGGAATTCACCTCGTGCTGAACGGTGATGGCGGTCTGCTTCTCCGTACAGCGCCTCCATACGCATGTGAAATCATTCCATGTAGTTTCGCTCATGATGTGAAATGTCTCGGCCACTTCTACGGGCCATGCTGGTTCGAACCCAGACCAATACGCAAGCGCCTGTCCCGCGTCGGAGAAGAACCGCCAATTGTCACCGGGATGGGCGTGATAGAAGCCGCGGGTGGGCGCGTTCACGTAAATATACCCCCCCACCTTGACTACCCGAGCCATCTCCTTGAACGTCAGCCAAAAACACGGGTCGTGCTCGAAGCACGAGGTTGAAACGGCAAAGTCGAAAGACCCGTCGGCGAAGGGCAAAGGCTCACCCGGTACTACAACCACATCCACACTCTCATGCGGATCTATATCCACCGATGTAAATTTCATCTTTTTATTTTGAAAAAATTCTCGAAGACTGCCGCCCATGTCGCGCCCCCCAATATCCACTGCAGAGCCCCCCTCGAAGCCATACGCCTCTACGAACAATCGCCCCGCATTCATTGACGAATCGTGCATTTATATATTTCTATATTATTCACGGCCCGTATAGACGCAGAATCTCCTTGATGAGATCGTGACGGCGAATGTCCGACTCGGTGAACTGAACAACCTCAACTCCCGGGATGGGCGACTTGGCGAGGCGCGTTACGAGGTCCAAGAGGCCATTATTATCGAATCCTCGGTCGTGCTGGCCCGTGTCACCCGTGATGATGAGCTTCGAATCCTTACCGAGCCGCGTGAGCACCATGCGCATCTGGTTGGGTGTCGAGTTTTGCATCTCATCGGCCAAGATCCACGAATAGTCGAACGTACGGCCGCGCATATAGGCCAGGGGGCACACCTCAATCTTCTTCTGCTTGGGCAGGTTGAGATAGTCCGTCATCGGTGCGACCCACGGCTCCATCTTCTTATTGATATTTCCTGGGAGGAAACCGTGCTGTTCATCAACCGACACGGCCGGGCGAGTCATGATCACACGGTCGTGGCGCTGGCTTGCGGCCGCCGCCTTGCACGCCATCATCGTCTTGCCCGTACCGGCGGGCCCGTGAGCCACGATGATCGGCACGCGCGTATTCTCAAGGAGTGCCTGATAGATGCGGTGGTTCATTATTTATTAATGGCCCTTAGACCTTATCTGCTGAGCAGTTTTCTGAAGGTTCGCAAGACTCGAGAAAAAGTCATCACCCGAGTCACCTTCGATCTGGGGCTGGATCGGAGCTTTAGGGGCGGGCTTGGGACGCGCAGACTGCCACGTCACTATGAACTGCCCCGACTCGAGACCTTGACGGACCGAATAGCCCGAGATGACCAGTTGGCGCCGAAGGTACACTATGGCCTCATCAAATGGGTACATGGGGAAACCAATCACGAACGGAGGGACCACGAGGGTCGCGAATACCTCCCGCCGTTCCGACGCGGCTTTTATTTTTCTAGAAAATTGTTCTAGAATTGTTTTGTAAGTCTCCTTCCTGAGATTACGCCTGGACTGCTCCTTTTGTGCAATTTCAGATGCACTAATCATCCCTGTTACTAAAACTGGACTTGTTTGCCAGGAAGCTGACGCGACGCCGCGAGGACGCTCGTGAGCTGCTCATTCAGAGCCTGGTTGATGTCGTCGTAAGCCTGGTACTTGTCGGGTGCGAATGATTGGAAAGGACCGCTGCGATCTGGAGAGCTCGATGTTGTCTTTGACAGGATCTGCACGCCACCAGCTGGCGAGACGCCAGCCGTCACGTCGTACTGGACACCGAAGAATCCGCGCGTGTCCAAGAACAGCATGCGCACGTCGTAAGTGATGCCGCTCTGGGCGCCCGACTTGGGCGTGATGTAGATGGTCTCGACGGGCTGCAGCCAGGGCTCCTGCTTCTGCAGGGCCTCGATGATCACCTGGATGACGCTCGGGGGCACCTGTGGCGTGGTGGGCTCGGCAAACCCGGAGGTGACCGAATTATTGTTCATGAAAAGAATTCCGAGGATCGCGGCGACCGACCCGAGGATCACAATGTCGGCGCTCATTTACTTGATGCGTTTAAAAAAAATGAACAAAAGAAAAACAGATATTAAGATGGCCCTCTTGGTCTTCAGTGACAAGTGTCAGTACTGCTTTGATGTTCTGAATATAGTCAAGCAAAACCCGAGTCTGGGGCAAATGCTCCGCTTTCACAACGTAACCACACAGGGTCGCCCCAAGACGGAGAAGGTGACGCGTGTGCCGACGCTCATCACGGCTGACGGGCAGATTCTTGTCGGGGCCGAAGTGAAGAACTGGCTCGAGTCCATGATTCCACAGGAGATTGAGATGTGGGAGGGCTCGGGTGTGTTTTGCGCGACGCTCGATGGGGGTGAGGGCGGACCGGACATGTTCAGTCTCGACGCCTACGGATCGTCCATGCAGCCCCAACTGACCGCAGAACTCAAGGATAAAATTAGTAAAGATCCTAAAGAGGCTTATCAACTAAAGAGTGCAAACAACTGAAACCTAATGCACCTGAAGACCATCCAGGCCTCGGCTATTAAAGGGATCTTCGAGGTCCTCAAGGACATCATCAATGACGTGAACGTCTACTTCACACCGATGGGCGTCAAGGTGCTGACGCTGGACACGGCCCGTGTGACGCTCGTCCACATGTTCCTGGCCTCTGAGAACTTCGAGGAGTACACGTGCCCTGCAGAGATTGCCGCAGGTCTGAACATGGCCAACACGTACAAGTTGCTCAAGTCGGTCGGGCCGTCCGACACGCTCACGATGCGCATCAAGGACACCGACTCGCTCGAGTGTGTGATTGAGAACGCGACCAAAAAGTCCAAGACGAGTTTCAAGCTGAAATTACTCGATATTAATGAGGACATCCTCGAGGTCCCGGACATTTGCATGAACGTCATCACGACCCTGCCGAGCATCGACTTTCAGCGGATCGCGCGAGACATGGGCAACTTGGCCAACGACATGACCATCACACGGCACGGGACGAAGCTCGAGCTCGCCTGCCGTGGGGACTTTGCGGATCAGGAGACGGTCCTCGAGTTTGGGGATGAGGTCCCATCACGGACGAGCGCCACGTACAACCTCAAGTACATCAACCTCTTCACCAAGGCGACGGGTCTGTGTTCGAGTGTTCAACTCATGCAAGACTCGAGTGACGACCAGATGCCCATCGTGTTCCGGTACGGCATCGCCAATCTCGGGGACGTCAAGTTTTACTTGGCACCCAAGATGGACTGAAGTCCACCTTGACCGGTCCTTCTTCTTTTATAAAAAATTTTTTAAAAAAATTTATTTTAAAATTAATTCCATGAGGGCCGAAGGCGAACGTGACCGCGACCCTCGGCCATAGGGGCACCCATGTCGACCCCACCAACCACGAGGGCCCCTCGAGTCTCTTCATGTCTTCCGTGACGTCACGTCCGGTGGTCTCGACCCAGGCTCTCTTGATTGGAAGACGCATAGTGTGACCACGGGGCGGCCATGACGTGCTTAGGCAGGTGTGGACCGCACCCCCGAGCACGTACCGAGTCACCCGGGGGGTCCCTTCCGGTACGTGATCCGTCTCGGTCAAAAGTCGATCTTCAATTTCAAAAATATTTTTAATTTTAAAATTTTTTGGAAAAAAGAAATACACGAGGTCCATATAAAAGTTTAGTAAGAATTATTCCTAATGGAAGCGCGGTTCAACGAGAAGGTGCGTGAGTTTCAGGATCTTATTGCAGCACGGCCCGCGGACGCCCGGTCCATCGAGGCCGAGATGTACGAGTATATGGCGCGTACAGCCCCCTTTATCAGGGAGTATCACCAGGGGTCGAGCGCCGCCACGAGCACCAAGACTGTCGCCAACATCAAAATATCTTCACGGAAGGGTGTCCAGCGACAGGACATATACAACGCATACCTGGCCGAGGTCGAGGAGGTTCACGGTGCGGCCAAGACGAACGAGAGGTGGGCCCGGCCCTGCCCCAACTGTGGTGAGAAATTTTCATTTACTTTTGACGAGGCTCAGAGCGAGGACTCGTGCATAGAGTGTGGGTACGTCGAGTACGTGCAGGGCGAGGAGATTGGGTTCAAGGAGGAGCAGGAGATGGAGAAGAACATCGTCTATTCATACAAGCGCGAAAACCACTTCAACGAGTGGGTCTCTCAGTTCCAAGCCAAGGAGTCGACCAGCGTGCCACCCGAGGTTATCGAGCAGCTCCGGTCTGAATTCAAAAAACAAAAAATAAAAGAACTTTCTGAAATTACTCATGAAAAAGTTAAAGCGCTGCTCAAGAAGCTGGACAAGTCAAAATACTATGAGCACGTGCCATATATCACGACGATTCTCAACGGGATTCAACCCCCGACAATGAGCCAAGCACTTGAGGACAAGCTCAGACTCATGTTCCATCAGATTCAAAAACCCTTTGAGAAACATCGGCCAAAAGACCGTAAAAACTTTTTGTCGTATTCGTATACCCTCTACAAATTTTGTGAACTTTTGGGCGAGGATGACTACCTCGCGTGCTTTCCTCTTCTCAAGTCAAAGGAGAAGCTTTACAAACAAGATGAAATATGGAAGGGTATATGCCAAGAGCTACGCTGGCAATTTATAAAAACCGTATAATTTTTCAACTTAAAGTTTTGATAAACTTCCATTATAATGACCACACTCGTTCAATGTAGTAGTTGTTCCCGGTCACCACAACCCATTGAGGTTTTCATTGACGTCAAGGGGAGGCAGTGCAAGATGTGTGGTAAATGCCGTGAAAAAGCACGACGCCGCAATTCCAGACCGGAGATCAAAGAGTATGCAAAAAACTGGCTTGAAAATAAAGACAAGAATGAAATTAGACAACAGCGCCTTAAAGCCGCTAATGAATGGATACAGCGTGAGAAAAATAAAGATGAAAAGGCATATAATTCGCGTATTCAGGCCGTTCGCAAAAAGTCGGCGACGGTGAAATTAAGAAATATGAAAAAAAACGCGGAAACTCGTGAACTTGAATGGAATCTACTTGATTCCGAAGCTATTTTAATGATCACAAGTCCTTGTGTATATTGTGGATATAAGGACTTGAATAAAACAGTTAATGGCATTGATAGACTCGATAGTTCAAAACATTACACTACATTAAATTGCGTGTCCTGCTGTTCCCACTGTAATTTTATGAAAGGTCAATATGATCCGCTTACCTTCATAGAACGGTGTATAAATATAGCAGCCTGTTCATACATATTTCCAGAAATACCAAAATATGATGAAATAAAACCACTGAGACGGCGTCAGTGACTCTTGCGCCCGCTCAGATTCATGAGCGCCTTGCCCGCCTCGCGGTTCGCCATGGTGATGTTGCGCTGGGCCGCCGCTGCATTGCGCATGGCATTCTTCTCAGCCTTGCGCGTCAATGCCAAGTACTCGCGCTTCTCCTTGGCGGAAAGGGGGGCCGAAGTCCGCTTGACCTTGTTGATAAGGCTGCGGATGCGCGTCTCCTCATTGGCCACCACGCGCTGGTTGATGGCGGCGAGGTTGGTCCGGATCTTCTGATTGCGGGCCATACGGGCCGCGTTGTTGCGTGCTTGGCGGCGCTCCTTGAGGCGGCCACGGAAACCACCCACGGCCGCACGTGCGGAGCGCGCAGCCGTGCGAATCCGCACACCGGCCGCCGTCACGCGGGCCAGAGATCGGCGCATAGTGCCGACGACGGCATTGCGGGCCCGCTTCACGTAGCCGCGGACCACGACGAGACCATCACGCACCGTGCGAATCTTCTGGTTGGCGTAGTTCTGGATGGCCACCACGCGCTCGAGAATTGCGTTGCGGATGTCACCCGGCAGGGCGTACAGCGCCTTGAGGAGGCGCCCGACCGCCTTGAGAAACTTGGCCATTCCAGAAGCGGCCACAGGTGCACCGGCGCGCAGGATGACCAGCAGGCCCTTGGCGGCATTACCCAGCAGTGCACCAACCGGGCCGTTGTAAACCTTCTCCGTGATGACGAGGACGAGGATTATCGCAAAAGCCCAGAATGACCCCTTGACATACGGGGTCACGCTCGTAATATACGCCTTGGTCTCGAGGCCCAATTGCGTCGCAATGGCCGTCATGGCGGCCGCGCTCGCCGCGTTCATGCCACCGGCTGGCATCTGGATCGTCACGGGTTGCGGTACAGCTCCGGCGCCACCGCGCAAGGCCTGAAACATCGCACCACCGAAACCACGGGCGGCTTGGCCGAGCACCATCGCCCCACCGCCTGGTTGGCCAGCTTGGCCACCTATAATCATCGCCATTTATATTTTGTAAATATTTTTACTTTTTCAAGGGCGTCTTGAACTTCGACGCGAACTTGGACCGGACCCACTTGGCGTCCGCCTTGTAGATGCGTGACGCGCGGGGCAGGGTGCGCTTTGTCAGCGTGCCTATGGCCTGAAGGCGGCGGAAGACGGCCAAGGGCGCCTCCTTGCCCTTGCTAATCGCCTTGCTCAGCGACTTGTAGCGGTTCGTCTTGGCCTCGACCGGGTGGTATCCGTACGAGGTCAACATGCCCTTCTTCAACTTGCCAATCACCTTGGGTCCCTTGCCGATCGCACCCACATCGTAGGTCGGCACCGGCTTCACGCGGGTGAAGCCCGCCTTGCGCATGTACGTGTAGGACTTGCGACCCGGTCGCGCCTTGACCGTGATCTTCTTGGAGGTCCGGTGGACCGTGTAGCCCGAGCGGATAATGTGCGTCATTTACTATCTTGCGAGATTTTTGTCCGTAGACGAAGAGTTCGAGCCCGTCGGCTCCAAAATCAAAAATATCCATTTTCTCAGCGTCAATGCAGTAATTCGGATAATCGTACCCGTGTCTCAAACGCAGGACTCCGGCAAATACGCAACCTATATATGACGCGAAAGAACCCGCCGGCTCCTTGGGCGGTGGCGGGGTGATGTGAATGGCCAAGACTTCGTTACGCGGCTTGGTGACGAACGGTAAGCCTGGAATGGCCTCTTGGAAGCCACCGTCGACGTATCGCCAATCTCCAATCTTGACGGTCGAGAAGAGTAGTGGTACGGCGATTGACGCGCAGATGGCGTCCACGACGCTCGTCCCCGGGTGCGTCTCGTGTGAAAAGTAGACCGTCTGCCCACGCTCCGTGCAAAAAGCGGACACGTACAGGGTGATGGGGCGCCGCGCCTTCAACTCACCAAAGGTCATCTCTCTCGTCTTGAATTTTTTGAACAATGCATCGGTCAAGGCGCGCCGCATCTTGTTCATCGGGACCATTCCGAAATTGTTTAAAAAATTTTTAATATTTGGTTTCATGAGTTGGTCGATGCGCACCTTGAGGGCAAAGTCGAGAACGGCCGGTATTGAACCATCAAATACTATCCATAGGAACGCGAGAACCGCACCCGCGCTCGCCCCGCTCACCCCCTGAATTTGGCTCAGGTCCAGTTGTGACATTTGGCCTAGGAACGCATAAAAGGCCATCGCACCTGGGCCTATCACGAGCCACTTCATCAATAGTAATCAGGGAAGGCAATTCTTAAATACGAGAAGATAAAGAGGAAGACGATGCCCTTGAGCACAATCTCGATGCTCTTCTCGACGGGCACGGGTGCCGCACCGAGCAGACCGGCGAGGACGCCCGTCACGATGATGTCGGTGCGGGTCAGGGTAAGGCGGAGCACAAACTTGATGATGACCCATGAAACAAGCGGCACGAGCAAAGCGGCGTATTCCCGCGTTTGATCGAGCGCCATGACCGCCATGAGCACGGTCGCGGGAACAGCCACCTTGGGGGCGGCAATGTCAAGCATCTTTTAGTAAATCTGAATATAATGTTCCAGCCAATTCTGGAACGCCTGTGGATCAATCTCTTCGGCCATATTTAGGCTCTTCCATAGAGCCACGATTGGCAGTTTCAGGTCCACGTCACACCACCACTTTTCCTGGTTGTGCAAGAGGTCACAGAATTCAGCCACACCGTAGCGCTGAATCACAAGGGCGTGATTGTCATAGGCGAATCCCTGGATCCGGCAGACATCTGCGTAAATTTCGTCACAATACATCGCCTCCCAATCCTCTGGATGGAGGGGCTCCGGGCTCTCTTCACGATCGGGGTCGGAGTCGTAATCCTCCTGACCCGGTCGCCTGAACAGAGCGTCGCGCGAGTACTCGTCGCCGAGACCCATTCGTTTTCTTGATTGTATAGGGCGCCTAAGCCTTAAGCCCGCTTACGGACACGGATGCCACCTCTTTGGTCGGAGCCGCCGCTATGATCGCCTGCATCGCGCCATCCGCCCGGCCCGCATCTTGCTCGAAATAATTCATAAGGCCCACGCGAATCACATCCCTGGTGATGCCGCCCTTGGTCTTCTTCGTCTTGAGGTTCACCTTGACCTTATCCTTCACCTTGACGGCGTCAATCTCGTTCTCAACCATATGCGTCGTCACAAAAGTCTTGAGCTCCTTCTCACGTTTATTGAGAACGGCGAGGTCCTTGCGCGCCGCCGCGAGCTGAGTCTTCAACGAGATCCATTCGTTCATAACCTGAGCGAAATCCATTACTTATTTTTAACATCTTATTTGCATTCAGTGAACGCGGTTTACTGGTACTCCGGGCTAATCTCGAAGCGCGGGCGCATCGTATCAGGCGGGATCGTGCTGAGGTTGAAGATGGACACGGGCTCACGGGAGTTGACGGGCTCGCTGCGGAACTGCCGGTTGGCGTTGCGCAGGACGCCGCCGATCGTCTCGGGGTAGCCAATCTGGCTGCGGGGGTCCAGGTAGTTCTGGCCCTGAAGGATCTGGTCAGGGGCGAACTTACCGAAATCCTCGGTCACCACCACCTCGCGCGGGATCAGGCCGGCGGCCGACACGTCATACGTGCTGCCCGAGCCTGCCGCCACTGGTGCGGCGTTCAGGGTCATGCCCGGGCGGGACAGACCGTCACCCTGAACTGACGACATCTGTGAGAAGTAGCTGGACTGGGGCGCGAACAGGACGAACGCGAGGATCGCCAGAAGGATCAGTGCCACGACAGTCTTGCGGTTCAGCATTTATTAATAGGTCCCGATAATTTTTTCAGTCAATGTAGTCGGACGGATCATCCTCGGCCACCTCCTCCTCGACCTCGTCCTCGAACATGTACTGGGTGGGGAAGGCGGCCGGCTTGGGGCCCGAGCGGACCCGCGCCTGAATCACACGCCACACTGCACCGAAGGACTTTTTCAGAAACCAAAGCCCCGCCAGCTCGACCAGCACGTCACACTGCGCGCCTTCGCCCACCGACGCCAGCTCCACGGGATTCTTCTGGCTGTCGAACGCCTTGGTCACCACCTCACCCTTGAGCTTGGCAAGGCCCGCGCTGAGCGTGCCATCCGTCAAGCTCGACTGGAACGCGCCCTGGATCGTCTCATCCTTGAGATCGGCGCCGAACCACGCCTGCTTATCCGCCTTGGCTCTGGAGACAATCTCCTCATCAAGGGCCGATATTTTCTCGTGGAGAGACTCGGGCAGCTCGAGCGTCGGACTGGAGACACCCAGACCCTCCTGGACCTTCACGTTGTTCAACTGAATCATGCACCCCTGGATCTTGAGGAAACGGCGACCGTCCTGCAGCTTCACTGGCGCTCCAAACTCCATTAATACAATAAAATTTTAAAACAAAGAGTGCTTGGGCGCACCGACTAATTTCTCATCAAATATCAATGTGCGACGTGCAATGCATGTGCCTGCCCAGCGTGACCGGTACGTTCTGTGGCTGGATCGACAAGCAGGGCGGTGTCATCCACCCGTGCGCACCTGGGTGCTGTAAACCTGAATGCTCTGAGCCACCACCCTCTATGGTCGGTGAGTACAAACAGACGCGCGGCGTCGCTTTGCCGCCTGGTTTTGGCCTCGAGCTCAACACGAGTGACGTGGCGACAGAGTCCCGCTGGGGCGCAGCGTTCGAACCAGTTCCGCGGACCCCAGAACCCCCTTACCACAGGAGGTTCTTCTTCATGTTACTTTTGGTGGCTCTAATGGTTTACATGGCCATCCTCCTGGTTTAAAGACGTCCGTGCCATAATAGGTAGAAGATGTCTGCTACTCTCGAGACTATCGCTGCTGATGTCCAGGCTCTGCAGAAGGACCTGAAGTCCCTGCGCAAGATGGTCCGCAAGGTCCTGGGTGACATTGAGGACCCGACGGGCGAGAAGAAGGCGGCCCGTGCCCAGAACAACGGCTTCAACAAGCCCCAGCAGGTGACCGAGGCCCTGCACAAGTTCCTGAACCTGCCGGCTGGTGAGATGATCTCCCGCTCGGCCGTGACCAAGGCGGTGAACGGCTACGTGACCGAGAAGGCCCTGAAGCAGGGCCAGAACATCACCCTGGACGAGACCCTGAAGGCACTGCTGAACGTGCCCGAGGGCACCCAGGTGACGTTCCTGAACATCCAGAAGTACCTGAACCAGCACTACATCAAGCAGGAGAAGCCGGCGGCCGAGAAGAAGCCCGAGGTGGAGAAGAAGCCGGCCGCGGCGCGTCCCAAGGTGGCGAAGGCGGCGGCTAAGTGAGGGACAAGTGGCTGCGCCACTTGGACTTAAAACCAGTGTAATATAATACAACATGGAGGATCAGATCCCCGGTCCTCCCAGGGGCGTACTTGACACGCTCGTGGGAACCAAGATCAAAGACATAAATTTGTATATTCGTGCATTCACCCATAAATCCGCTCTGAAGCGCTTCGAAAGCCTCAAGTCCTCTTATGAGACGCTCGAATTCATGGGTGATTCCGTACTAGGTTTCGTAGTTACTAAATTCCTATTTGACGCGCATGAGAAGGAGCAGGAGGGCTTCCTAACCAAGGCGCGCACGAAGATGGTCCGGGGCACGACCCTCGCATCCATCGCCAAGACGCTCGAGTTTGACAAGTGGATCATCATGGACGAGAAGGGTATGCGCAACGGTTGGAACAATAATCCCAAAATTCTCGAAGATGTTTTCGAGGCTTTTGTGGGCGCCATCTACCTCGACCTCGGCATGGTCCATGCAAAGCGCTTCATCCTCGAGTCGTTCGAAAAGGTTGAGACGAACCTCATCGACGACAACTACAAGGATCAACTCATGCGTTGGTGCCAGGCGGAGAAGCTGCCCTTGCCCGATTACCGCGTGGATGCCCACAACAACGGCACATTCATGGTGACCGTCATCGTGGACGGGCAGGAACTGGGTTGTGGGTTCGCCAGTACCAAGAAACAGGCGGAACAGAACGCAGCACAGTTACTACTTAAGACGGATAAGCGTTTCAAAAAGAATGGACCCCAAGGTGGCAGAGCTTCTGGGTCGAACGTATGCGGATCAGCGGAGTCCGGAATGGCTGGCGCTCCGCGAGACCATGCTCACGGCCAGTGACGTGGCGAGCGCCATCGGGCACAACCGTTACGAACGCCCGGACGATCTCTTGCGCAAGAAGGTTCTCAAGACGGCCTGGGCCGGCAACGCCGCCACGGCCCACGGGACCCTATTGGAACCAGTGGCTCGTGATCTCTATGACGAGCGCCTCGGGAAAAAGTCCCATGAGATTGGGCTCGTGCAGCACCCCAAGTATCCGTTCCTCGGGGGCTCGGCTGACGGCGTCACCGAGGACGGGATCCTCCTCGAGATAAAGTGCCCTCTGACGCGCAAGATCGAGGACAAGGTGCCGAAGCACTACCTCCCTCAGATTCAACTTCTTTTGGAAATTCTCGATTTTGAAAATTGCGACTTTGTGCAGTACCGACCCGCCACGACCAAACTCGCCGTGCCGTTCGGCCCCTGCACGGAGGATGGGGCTCCGCCCGATCAGGTGCCGGTTGACGTGCCCGAGATTTTCATGGTGACGCGGGTTATACGTGACCGGGCGTGGTTCGAAGGCCACCTGCCCGTCATGCAACGGTTCTGGGATGGCGTCGTACGGGCACGGGAAAAGGGGTTGTGTGAAGTTGAGTGGGACGAGACGGCCGTGCCAAAATGTGAAGTAATACTAGATGAAGACGGCGCCGAGTCTCGGTTGGAAGTGTCCGCACAAGCCCAAGTTTCTCACGTGCAAGGGGTGCACGGGGAATTTCTGTGCGAGGTGTATTCAGCTCGAGACGCACTACTGTCCCGGGCTGGATAAACGTGCCCTTACTGAAAAGGAAAATTTGGCAAAAAAACTCGTCAAGGTGGTGGCGCCACGCGTCACGGCCATTTAACGACGCATGCGCATGTAAATCAGGACGGCAATGAGGAGCGCTGCAAGAACCACCCACAGATCCCACGTCTTTGCTCTGGGCGCCTGAAACGCGTACTCGCCACGCGTGCCACGAGCCAAGTCCGGGCGGTTCCACGTCACGACACCGTTGTCGAACTCGTACTTGCGGGCCGGGAAGCCGTTAAAGGGCGCGGCCGGCTGCCCGGGCATCTCATTGAGATACATGGGACCAGAGCGCATCACGTGGACTGGGTTGAAGTCCTTGAGGTCGGCGTTCGAGTCGGTGTAAACGGTCGGGCGCTCGTCAATCTCGACCGTGTACGTGCCGTCGCTCTGCCACTTGGAGCCATCCGACGGCACACCATACGTCCCCGACCACGTGTACGGGTTGAACCTGTTGATGGCCAGGTCATCATTGATCATCCAAGCCGTTGCCATATTAGTATACTCCTACATTTTTCTCTTTGTACACCTTGTGCTGGACCTTCTCACGGTGGACCGTCCACATTTCGTCAAGGTCCACATTGAGCATTGACGCGAGTTGAAATAAATAACTAAATACGTCACCCATTTCCGTCACGACATCCGTCCCCTTGTCCTTTTTGAGCCCCGATTTGCGGTAGGCGCGCTGGTACTGGCGTATCGCCGAGGCCAACTCACCCACCTCTTCCGTGAAGAGCAGCCATACGGTCTGAACCGGCGCCTTGTCCCATCCCTTGTGTTTGCAGATTTGCATCGTCTCATCGCGAAACTGATTCATCTTGGAGATATAGCTCATGATCTGTTTAAGCGGTTCAGAACGTGTCTGTACCGCCACACGAGCAGGACGCCCGTACCGAGGATGACCGCCTCGACCCCCGTCTTCCAATTCTCTATGGCCTCTGGACTGGCCCCGCGCTTCCGCATATTGCCCGCCACCACTGTATTGCTAAACAAACGCACAAGCCGATCGATGGCGAAGAATATGAAAAAACCGATGAGGATGTCATCGAGTGGTCTCATTTACTAGGACCCTAGAACTTTATGGAGAAAGTTCGCTTCGCGAACTGTGCTTAAGACCCAATCTTAAAGTTGTAGGGGAGCTTCATACCGTAGGTGCTCGTGTTGCGTGGGGGCGCCAGCGGCACTGGGTTGGAAGCAATGTCACGCAGGTAGACCACGTGCTGCAGAACACCAGTGGTGATGGTGCCGACAGCCTCGCGGACGACCACCGCGTTCATGCGGTCAATCTGACCACGCACGTCCGTAAAGGGATCGACGGACATGTTCACGTAGACGCGGCGCATCAGGGCCTGGAGATCGGCGTCATTCTGCGTGTCGATGGCGTAGCCGGTCCGCGCCTTGATCTCGGCCTGCATGGAACGCTGCAAAAGTCCACGATTAAATTCAGAAAAGAATGCGTCACTCAGAGGGCTGGGCTGCAGCTTCGTCGCCATCTGTGTCTACTAGGGACTTGGATAAAAAAATAAGACGCATAAACTTCAATGAAGGTCATCAAGAGAAACGGTGATGAGGTGCCGATGCTGTTCGACAAAGTGACGGCCCGTATCCGCAAGCTGTGCGAGGCCGGACCGCACGGGCCCAAGCTCGACGTCCAGCCCGACCGAGTGGCCCAGAAGGTCTTCTCAAATATGTACGACGGAATCAACACGAGTGAGATTGACTCTCTGAGTGCCGACGTGGCGATCGACCTCATGACCGAGAACCCCGACTATGAAACACTCGCGACCCGTATCAGCGTCAGCAACATGCACAAAACCAGCCCCCCGTGTTTCTCAACCTGCGCTTTGGCCCTTCACGCCAAGGGGTACGTGAGCGACTACTTCATGAAATGTGTGAAGCTCGATCTCGACGCCGACATTGATCACAACCGTGATTACACATTTGGGTATTTTGGAATCAAGACGCTCCAGAAGGGTTATTTGTTCCCGGGGGAAACGCCCCAATACATGCTGATGCGCGTGGCTCTAGGCATCCACGGCGACGACTATCCCCGTGTGCGGGAAACATACCAGCTCACGAGTCAAAAGTTCTTCACACACGCCACGCCGACCCTCTTCAATGCCGGCACCCCCAGCCCCCAGATGAGCTCGTGCTTCCTGGTGGCCATGAAGGATGACAGCGTCGAGGGCATCTTCGAGACGCTCAAGGAGTGCGCCCACATCTCCAAGTGGTCGGGCGGCATCGGCGTGCACTGCTCCAATATCCGGGCCAACGGCTCAGAAATCAAGGGGACCAAGGGCAAGTCGGACGGCATCATCCCCATGCTGCGCGTCTTCAACAACACCGCCCGGTACATCAACCAGGGTGGTGGGAAGCGCAAGGGGTCCTTCGCCTTCTATCTCGAGCCCTGGCACGCCGACGTCATGGACTTCCTGGACCTGCGCCTCAACCAGGGTGACGAGGAGGCGCGGTGCCGCGACATTTTCACAGCCCTCTGGATCCCGGACCTCTTCATGCAGAAGGTTGAGGCTGACGAGGACTGGCACCTCATGTGCCCGAACGAGTGCCCGGGCCTCCCGGACGTGTACGGCGAGGAGTTTAACGAGCTGTACCGCATGTACGTGGCTCAGGGGCGGTTCAAGCGCGTGGTCAAGGCCCGTCAGGTGTGGGACTCGATCCTTCGGTCCCAGATTGAGACCGGGACTCCCTACATGTGCTACAAGGACGCTTGCAACGCCAAGTCGAACCAGAAGAACATCGGGACCATCAAGTCGTCGAACCTCTGTACTGAGATTATCGAGGTGAGCACGCCCGACGAGACGGCCGTGTGCAACCTGGCCAGCATCAGCCTGCCCGCTTTCGTGCGGGACGGCTCGTTCGATTTCGGCAAGCTTCATGACGTGGCGCGGGTGGTGACGCGCAACCTGAACCGCGTCATCGACCGGAACTACTACCCGACCGCCGCGGCCCGGAAGAGCAACCTTCGGCACCGACCCATCGCCATCGGCGTGCAGGGGCTGGCTGACGTGTTCATGATGCTCGGTCTGTCGTTCGACGAGTTCGCGGCGCGCGAGCTTAACAAAACCATCTTCGAGGTGATTTACTGCGGGGCTCTTGTCGAGTCTCACCAGTTGGCCCGAGAGGAAGGGCCATATGAGACCTTCGCGGGATCGCCCGCATCCATGGGTACGCTTCAGTTTGATATGTGGGGTGTGACGCCCACGCACCACGCCAACTGGGGCGTTCTGCGCGATGCGATCCGGGCGGAAGGTCTGCGCAACTCGCTCCTCGTGGCGCCCATGCCGACCGCGAGCACGGCTCAGATCCTCGGCAACAACGAGGCTTTCGAGCCGTACACGACCAACATCTACCTACGCCGCACGCTCGCAGGCGAGTTTGTGATGATCAACAAGCACCTGGTTCGCGACCTTCAGAAGCTCGGACTCTGGTCGAAGCAGCTGAAGGACGGAATCATCGCGGCGAACGGGTCGGTCCAGCACATCGAGGGTCTGCCCGACCAGCTCAAGGCGGTGTACCGGACCGCGTGGGAGATTCCACAGAAGAGCCTCTTGGACATGGCGGCTGATCGCGGCGCCTACATCGACCAGTCACAGTCCCTGAACATCTTCATGGAGAATCCGACGATGGCCAAATTGAGCTCGATGCACATGTACGGCTGGAAGAAGGGCCTCAAGACGGGCATGTACTATCTGCGGACCCGTGCCAAGGCGCAGCCCATCAAGTTCACGCTGGATCCCGATGCGGTCAAGGCGGCGACCCTCGCGTGCTCGCGCGAAAATCCCGAGGCTTGTATGATGTGCTCGGGCTGAAAATTTGCATGATGAATAGTAATAATGACCCTTAGGGAGACCCTTAGGACCCGGGTCGCCCGAGCCACCGCCCGGCGCGTGCCCACTCTGGTTCCCAACGCTCAGCTCACGAGTCCGGCGCGTTGGGAATCTTGGATCAAAAAACTTTTAAAAAACTTTTTTAAAAAATTTTGGTTTTACCACCCGGTCAAGTGCGCTCAGGGGGTCTTCGCCCGGCGACCCGTGAGGACCGGGTCGGTCGAGACCTACACCTGTCCGGGTAAAGTCAAAAAAGAATTTAAAAGATTTTTTTCAATGAATAATTTTTTCAAGTATGGGTACGGCCGAGGGGGTGAGTTTGCACAGGGGCTCTTGACGATCCTCAAGCGAAAGGGGGTCAGGTCCCGTCTGGTCCTCGGGTACTGGCACGGTGCCGATGCGCTATGGGTCGAGGCGTGGCACCCGTGGCGGCGCGCGTGGATACCTCTCGACCCGGCCCACCCCCGCGGGTACGGTCGAAAGTTCCCCAAAAAACGCATGACGGTCGTGGCCCTCGAGAACGCCAAAGGAGCCTTTGTCAATAGGACCAGGTTTTACGAGTGCAAGCACAGAGGTTGTCTTGATTAGCCATGGAATCTCTGTGCATAGGTCATGGGCTCGGGCACACCATTACGCTGACGAATCTGTTTTTCTAAATTTTTGACGACATAGTATGCCTTCCGCTGCGCTTCACCCAGATTGTGCGCCTTATTTCTCCACGCATTCCATCTTTTCTTGTAATTGGTGGCGGCGTTATTAGAACCATTGATGCCGGCCCCTTGTTTATTACCAGCTGCGATGTTGGCGCGCATTTTCTCGTATTTTTTAGAGAAGTTCTGAAATTCCGGCGGCGCGAACAAATAGGGACCGGCCGCGTTGCTCGCCGCCGTCAGGGCGGCCCGTGCCGCGGCGAGGCGGTTCTCAAGACTATTGGACATTTATATTTAAAAAATAAATTTTTTTCAAACTCATGAATGGACCCGACGGTGTGGCGCCACCTACCCACGGACCTCGTCAGGCGGGTCCTCTCGGTGGCCGACCTACCCATCGACACCCGCCTCCACTTCAAACTTGAAAACAAAAAATTAAATTTAAAAAACTTTTTCAAAAATTTTAGAAACGAGTTGGTCTATGACAACGCGACCCAGACACTTTGGGATTTTCGACCGATGATGGACTCGGACCCAGACATGAAATTTTTTTTAAAAAGAAAAAATTTTAAATTTTCTGGATTCAGGAGTCCTGACATGCATGTGTTCAACATGGGGTGGGAGCCTTACGAGTTGACCCTTATGGGACCGACCAACCAACTCGGACCGTCCACAGTTAGTAATCATCTCGTGATTCGACATAAAATAAAGTTCAACAATTAATTCATGTGGTTGCCAGAGGATCTGGTCCGAAAGATCCTCGACTTGGCCGATCTGAGCATCGATACTCGGCGGGCGTTTGGGCTAGGGCCTAGACCCCTCCCACCGTGGCGCACTGCTCACATAGGCTGGCTTTTGCGAAGCCATGATGGCTTGTTTTATGACGCCGAGACAAAGTCTCTGCACAATTTTCGGATCCCAGGGGGGCACGTCATCCGCAGACCCATAGAGCCCAGCCTGTGCGACGATGGCCTCGTGATATTCAATCTCAGACAACACGAATACGCCCTCGAGATTTACGGGCCGCTCGGTGAGTATGTGTTTTTACCGGGGGTTAGAGCTTCTTGGGCGACCGAACTTAGAGTGGTGAATTTGAGACACGGAAACGACCCTTTGTGAAAGAGCCGGGGCGCTGCATAGCCTTATTCGCCGCGGCCACATTCGCCGCCGTTGGACTATTCAGGACCTTTTGAATAGCCTTGGCTTGGGCTGCGTAGTAGTTCGCAGCCTTCCGCGCCTCCTCGGCCGCCTTGAGTTTCTGCTGCATGAGCGCCACCACTCGCGCCTCTTGACGCTTGTGTTCATTCTCGAGCCGAGCCGCGTGACGACGGGCGGAATTCTTCTTGGTTGCTTCGGTCAAACGATTCACACGACGCACCATCTCACCGAAATTCAGGTTCGCGAGAGGTTGCTCAAGTCCGCTTGGCATAGTAACTTAAAAAGGCGCAACAAAATATATTAAAGAATGCCCAAGTGGTCCGAGATTTCCCTGGACGACATTGAGATCGAACCAGGTACGGGGAGGACTCGCCCCAAATTTACTCTAGCGGGCGGGCCTCTCAAGTTCCAGCTGCCACGCGGCATGTGCCAGTGGGGCGTGAATACCGAGTACAAATCTTTTCAGGTGAGTGTTCCAGACGAGGCTTTCGTGACTTGGTACGAAAATCTCGAGAAGAAGTTGTGTTCGGAGACGCCCTTTAGCTCCAATCTGAAGGCGGGACAGATGCGCCTCAAGGCGGACGACGGTACGCTCTTTTTCAAGGCTGATGGGACCCTCATCGTTGATGGGGCCGACCGCATGAAGGGTGCGGACGTCTCGTGTATTATGGAAATTTCAGGGTCTTATCACTTTAACGACAAGTATGGACTGACGTGTCGCGCGACGCAGGTGCGCATTTGGCAAGAAGCCGAGGGTCAGCACGTCCACACGGGGTCGTTCGGCTCGTCACCCGTGACCGTGCCGCGGCGCGCGCTACTGGATGATGACTAGACTCACTTCATCAGCTCCTTCGCCTTCTCGTACAGGGCCGAGCCCTTCTCAAGCTTGTGGTCCTCGAAAGCACCACCCTTCTTGATCTTCAGGGCCTTCTTGGCCTTGGCGACCGCCACAATCCACGGGTTCTTCTTCTCACCCGTGGATTTGGCCTTGCTGACGATCTCACCCGTCTTGGGGTTCTTCTTGAGGTCCTTCTTGACGAGGCCGCCCGACGTATGGTGGGCCGTGCCGTTCATCACCTGAGCGCGAGAGCCGATGGTCTGGTCGTGCATTTACTAGTACTAAATCTTTTTATTGTGGCTTGGGGCCGTGAAGGATGCGCTCGCGTATCTGGGCGCTCTGGGCTTTGATGATGGCAGCCGCGAGTTCACGCTTTGCAATTGTATTTTCGCCAAGAATTTGCACCCCAAACACCGCGTACCTTCGTCCAGCGCCCGCACCGCGGGTCGCTCACCTTGTTCATGACTGACCGATAAAGCGCATTATGCAAGGCCTGGGACGACACGGGCCCATGGGATCGCGAGCGCGCCGAGACCTGGTTCGCCGCGAGCCGGCGCAAATTCTTCCGACGGCGAATAACCGCCCTATTAAACTCGGACAAAAGGGACGCGTGCATACGCTCAAGTTGGGAAAGTGTCATCTTACATTAAACCGCGAAGATCTTGCGGACCGCGCGCACAGTGACTCCGTTCTTGGGGGCGGTCGGCAGCTGTGACCGCAAACGCTCGTCCTGCAGCACCTCCGCGCACACCGCCGACTTGTGCCCCTGCAGGTCGAGGATGGACTGCTCGATGCTGGGCAGCTTCTCCGACCCCTTGTAAATCAGCTTTTTGACCACGACTTTCTGCAGCTGACCGTTTCGGTGAGCGCGCGCGATCGCCTGCAGCTCCGTCGCGGGGTTCCAGGCGGGCGTGGTGATGTAGACCCGCGACGCTTCCGCGAGGTTCAGCCCCACACCGCCCGCCTTGATCTGGATGATAAATGCGGCGGGTTTGTCCGTCTTTTTGAACCGCTCGATGCGCCCCGCACGGCGCTCGGTGTCCACCCCGCCGTCTATCCGAAAGACCTTGAAGCCCGCCTCCTTGAGGCGCACGTGGATCTCGTCCATCTCGCCCATGAACTGTGCAAAGATGAGAGACTTTTCCGTCGGGTGCGACTTGATGGACTCGATGAGCACGTCCATCTTGGTCGATCCGTGCGTCCAGGGCTCGGGGTCCGACTCCTCCTTGCGAGCGCGGCCGTCGAGGTACAGCTGCGGCCAGGCCATCACCTGGCGGACGCGCAGGAGCGCCTCGATGAGCTCCATCTGGTGCTGGTTCTCACCACCGCTCGCGAAAATCTCAGAGACGGTCTGTTGCGAGCGCGTCCATACTTGCTCGTAAAGCTCCGCCTCCTTCTCGTTCATATCGAGCTCGACCGTCTCGATCTCACAAGGCGGCAGGCTGAACCGCTGGCAGTCCGCCTTGGTTCGCCGCAGCAGGTACTTTTGCCGGATTTCGTCCGTGTAGCACTGCACGTGGCTGCGCGGGAGACCAATGAATGCCCCGAGTGCCGCGAAATCCTTGATGGAGTTGAAGACGGGCGTGCCCGTGACGACCCAGCGGATGCGCGCCGACAACGCGTTGCACGCGATGTGCGTCTTGGATTTCGGATTGCGAATCTCATGGCCCTCGTCGAGGATCACCCGGTCCCAGGGGAGGCCCAGCAGAGGGCACGACGGCCCGCCCTTGCGCTGCGGCAGGACCGAGTACGGGGCGACCGTCACCTGCGCGTTCGGGTCGACACGACGCTTGGCGCCGTCGAAGAGGTGGACCGTCAGCTCGGGCGCGAATTTCTGCACCTCGGAACGCCACTGCGTCACAATGGATTTGGGCACTATGACGAGCGTGCGCCTCATAGGATTCCGTAGCATAGTGGCTATGAGCTGTACGGTTTTGCCCAGGCCCATCTCGTCACATAGGAAGCCGCCTGGATAGTCGAGAGCACGTTCGCGGGCCGCGAGCCACTCGACGCCAGCGTGCTGGTGAGCGAGGAGACGCATGTTTGTGTTTTGGTAAGACCTCGAAGCCCTCGGGTGCCAAGTGTGCACAGAACCCTTTTTTTTCGCGGACCCTAGTAGATGGCGGGCCCAGCCAATTCAAATACTGATAATTGGGCTCTACCCCAAAGGGTGGAGATGCCGCCGGCCGGTCAACCTGACCCGCTTGTGGCGCGTTATGTTGGTATTCTCAAGAAAGCGAGCCGTCCAGAGATTGAAGCCACGGTCGAAAAGGGGCCCAGTGCCGCAGCGGCGGCGGCGACGCTGGCGCTCTCTACCCTCAAGGGCGGCTGGGCCTCCATCCAGAGACTATGGGCCAAGACCCCTGAAGACCGTGCATTCGAGATTTACTATCAAACTGTTCACGGACACGGACCACCCGGGTTCAAAGAGAAAATTACAGAAATTTTTTATAAAATTCTGTCAGTCGGAAAGTCAAGCCTCGCAACCCTGGCGAGATTTACAGGGATTGCTATTGGTGCCGTGTCACTTCAGAAACTCGCCGGATTGCTCGAGGGTTCTAGAGTCGCTCTTCTCGATTCACGGTACGGGCCCGTCAAGAAGAACATGAAGATTCCCAAATTTAATATGGACGGGCGTATGTATCTCGTGTCGCGCTACTCGGCCATCGCATCACCAAATTTTGGAAAAAAACTGGAGAATTTGGCCATCAAGACGGGTGTGAAGCCCGGGTCCACGCTGTTCGGACCTCGCTTGGCTGAAATTTTTAGAAAAAAAACTGGTATGGTTTTGTCACCCGCCGTCGCGGAGCGGGTCGCAGCGGGTGAGCTCTCTCTGAATTCCGGGCGAATGTCTACGGGCAGATATAATGTGATAGGCACCCCTAGATTGTTTTCCGTGGCCAAAACTGAATTGAATAGCCTCGCAGAGGAACTCAAGGTCAAGCCATCGGAAATCCTCAAAAATCCAGCAATGGCCAAGATTCTCGCGAAGAGACTTTTAGGGCGTGGTCAGGCGCTGTCGAAGAACGAGGCGGCTGCGCTCACGGCGGGTCTCAATGCAAACCTCAAGGGGCCCAATCGCATGACGCGTCTGCGCTACAACGAGTTTTCAGTGGCTGTGAACGCAACCAAGTTGCGAGCAGCCTACAATGCGAGAATGAAGGCCCGAGCCGAGGCTGCGGCGGGGCTGCAGGCCAAGACTGCCGAGGAAAAACAAAAGATTGCTAATAGACAGGAACAAATGAGTGCGCTTGTAAACGCCCTCATGGAGGGGGTGCCCGCTCCCACGACATTCATGATCAATAATAAACAACATACATTGATGCCAAATAAATACGGGGGTCCGATCACGATGTCGGAGGTCGCCAGGGGTGAGCTCAAGAAACAACTCCAGACCTTAGAGGTCCAGAAGGCAATTAATCTTGCGCTCAAGTATAGAAAGATGTCCACGAACATCAATCGAGAGATGGCGGCCCTGGGCATAGGTTCTATCGGCAACTACACGTCGACCGATGACCTCATGCGCATCCGTGAGCGTTACTTCAACCGCATGTCGAATGGCCTGCGTGAGAAGGTGATGCGTTCTCTGAACACCAAGGCGCGGCGTGACGCGTCGGCCCTGCGTACCCTTTCGCTCAATTCCAACCGGTTGCGCTCGTGGGCCCGCCACCTCGGCGCGTACAAGAATGATCCTTACCGTACTGATTTCATATCCAGTCTGCGTAATGGCATCCAGCGGGCCGCGAATAACCGCAACACCACCACGGCCCTGCGCCGTCTCCGTCAGATTCGCTCCAACGCCTCGGGTCTCGGTGTGAACCAGAATATCGCCAGTGCCGAGCGTCAGATTTTGGATAAGGTCAGACGCGAGCAGAACGAGAAGCGCCGGATTCAGAACGCCAACCGCGCCTCGCGCGGACTGGCCCCACTGCCGTACAATCGTGGGATCCCTTATTACCCGAATCAGCCTCGGCCACGGGGCTACGGCAATATGGCCCCGGTGTTCGAAGCTCCGTCCAACCGGCCGCAGTACAGCGCCGTGCCGCGCCCCATGCCCCAGATTCCGCCCATGCCCATCATGGCGAACAATACTGCGGGCAGACAGGCGCTGCCTCCTATGCCCATCGAGAACATCCTGCCTCCCGGTGAGAAGAACGCCGTCACCAACGTTGGTGGGGCGAACAAGGCGATCAACCTGGTGGAGAATGCGGGCGGTCCGTCGAACGTTGTCAAGACGGCGAATATCCTCAAGAACGTCGGCGGCAGCCCGGAGGCGGCGGTGGCGGCCGGCGCCAACGCCAAGAACGTCAAGATTGTCCTGCAGCTGGGCGGCCCCAACAACGCCCTGAAGGTGGCGAGCGCGGTGCCCAAGCTGAAGAAGCGCCGCCGCTCCAAGAAGAAGGTGTCCAAGAAGAAGGTGCCCAAGCCGGCGCGCGTGAAGGAGATCAAGAAGCTGCTTGGTTTCCTGGGTGCGAAGGAGAACCTGCAGAAGAAGCTTCCCGACAAGGAGAATCGCGATAAGAAATTGACAAAGAAGGAAATTGTCGGCAAGCTCACGCGTTTCCTGCTCAGAAAGTAGGGTTCTGTGCACAAGACCTTAGGGGGACCGGAGCCCTAATTAAGAAAAACAAACATGGCTGACACCTTCCGTTACATCCTCACGCTGGCCAACTTCAAGGCCAAGTGCCCCACGAGCTCATGGGTTCGCATCACAACCATCACAATGATTGCTAAATTCGGTCAGGATATTGACCTTGCGGCGTTTCGGGAGAAATTCAAGCCCGTGCATGTACGTCCCAAGGGTTCAACCTCGAAAGGATTCGAATGGACCATGAAAAAGACCACCTTCTACAACCAGGTGACCATCGGGTACAAGGATCAGTACTCGCAAAAGAGCATCAAGATCTTTCCTAACGGCTCTGTGCAGGTGGCGGGATGTGCCGACCTCTTCGACTGCCGCCGCATCATGCGCCAGCTGTGCTTTATCGTGAACAAAACCATCGGCACGGAGATTCCTCCCGAGCGGCTCGTGGACTCGGTCGCCGTGAAGATGATCAATACAAACTTTTCTTTGAATTCTTCTGTGAATCTTAACAAAGTGATCCAGCGCTTCGCAGACCAGCCCGACTTTCGCGTTTCGTTCGACCCTGACCGTTACAGTGCCGTCAAGGTCAAGTTCCAGCCGCGGGCCGGAACCAAGCAGGTGACGGCCAGCATCTTCTCGACCGGCAAGATTATCGTGACAGGCGCCCAGACCCTCGAGGAGATTGCGTTCGCGTATCGGACCCTCAACGTCAATCTCGACGCGAGCGTGCGTCTCCTGCCTTCAGAGAAGAAGGATGAATTTGGGATGATCATGGGCCACTCGTTCGCGTCATGGGTTCCGGTGCTTCAGGCCAGGGGCATCAAGGCGTGGACGGTCTAGGCTTTTTTCTCCGTCACAAGTAAATGTCTACTCGTCTGGGCATGGGTGACGGCCGCTGCCTGACGTCCTACGATTCCGCCAAGTTGGCGAATGACTTTATCATGATGAAGAACGGCATCGCCTACCAGGACAACTTCAAGTATCGTATGTACCTGCAGAGCACGGGTGTCGAGGGTCTGCGCCTGCCCCTGCAGAACGGCGCGTGCGGCTCGCCGCTGCTTTTCGGCAGAAACACTTAGAGATTTAAAACGTGTAATAATTATGAAGGTTGTCATCGATGGCAACATTGGGTCTGGCAAGACGACCCAGCTGGGCCTCTTGGAGGACAAAGGGTTTCTCGTCTTTCGCGAACCGATAGACGAGTGGCCTCTCGATGAATTTTACCAGGATCCAAAATCTGGCGCATTTCCGCTTCACATGGCGATCCTACGCACGCTCAAGCCACGTGGTGACGCCGTGTACGAGCGCAGCCTGCTGAGTTCGCGGTGGGTCTTCTGGGAGTGGGCCAAGGCCAAGGGGCTCGCCACGAATTCAAAAACGTATGAATATTTTTACGAAAAGCACTCGTGGCACCCGGATCTTTACATATTCCTCAGCAAGAGTCCCGAAGAGTGCCATCGGTCGATTCAGACGCGGGGCCAGACGGGCGACGCGCACGTGTCTCTAGAATATCTCAGGGAACTTGATGTTCTGTACAAGCAGCTCGTCATGAAGGTGCCCTGTGTCGTGCACGTCCTAGACGCTTCAGCGTCGCCTGAGGAAATTCATGCCAAAATTTTAACAATTCTATCTCATAATGAACACTCAGAGGTGCTCCTCCGTGACGGTCGGGGGCGCCAAGTGCAGAAACGTGGCGGTCCAGGAGGGCAAGTGTTCTGCCCACCTTTCCAGGACCTGTGTCGTGTGTCTTGATGAAATCTCCAAGGGGGTTCAGCGCCGCCTCTCGTGCAAGCACGTGTTTCATACCAAGTGCATCTTCACATGGTTTGAAACGTCGGATGAGTGCCCGCTCTGCAAGACGGAACAGGACAGCGATCCCATAATAATATTTAAAAAACACGTCGAGGAAAACATCAGGGAAAAGTACCGTGACGCGATAAAGACCCTCGAGGCCGAGGTGGCACGGGCCCAACGCGCCGTAAGACGGCCTAACTAAAAGATGAGCCCCTTCTATGGAAGGGAGGTGCACCGGGACGACCCTCGCAGGACACAAATGTAAAAACAAAGTAAAAGGAGAAGCTACTCTGTGCCGAATGCACTGCACGGACAAGCAATGCTCCGTCTGTTTTTCAGGTCTCCTCCGTAATACCCGGGCCCTACCATGTGGCCACGAATTCCATCAAAAGTGCATAGATCGGTGGAAGCGCACGTGCCGAGGGGACCCCACCTGTCCCATGTGCCGTGTACCGTTCGATCTGCCCACGTATCGCGTGACCATATCCCTACAACGAGTAGCCGACAACACGGTTGAATCTTCTCAATATTTAACCTCAAATATTCAGGGGATTCAGGATGAATTTGGTCTTGACGTACGCGCACTTGATTTGCAATTAGATACTATTATGAATATAGTTTTTGATGTCGACGAGAACGAAGACATACGGGAGATGCTCAGGGCCATAGGGGTTCCTAACGCGAGAACTGTCTAAAGTTGTTGGCGACCTGACGCGCGATGTTCTGTGCGTTGCGCACCGCCACCTTCTGCGGGCTATTCACATTTCTCAGTGCATTTCCATTATTATTGTTGCCGGTGCGCACGGCACCACGCTGCACGCCATACGCGGCGCAGAACTTGGTGTAATGGAAACCCGGCTGCCACTTGCGATTCGACTTGCGTGGGTCGACGATCGTCTTGCCCGACGCATCGACCAAGAGAGGGCCCGACGCATGGCCCTGCTTGTGGGCCCAGAGGTTCGCCGGGAACCGAATGATTCTCCCGGGCGTGACTGGGGTGCCCGCCTTGGCCGCCGGCCGCTTCACATTGGTATTGTTTGTCGCAATCTTTCCGTCCGAGTTGGTGAGCGGTCTATACGTGCGCAGCGTCGCCTTGCGTATCACATCCGCCTTGACGTGGAAGAGCTTGGCCAGACCCTCGACCGTGTCACCCGGTTGGGTCTTGTAGCGCACGCTGCCCATTTGCACGTACCAGTGGAAGTCGCCTGTCGAGTTGCCAAAGTCGTTCGTAGGCGCTACAAAGCACATCACCTTGAAGAATCCCGGTTTTGGCCGCGCATTTGGATTCTTCATGTGGTAGACGCGGCCGGGATTGTCGGCCAGAACGCGTCTCACGATGCCATCACATGTGCGAAAATCCAAATTATTAGATGGTATATTCTTCGACGCACCCGGCACGCTCTTGCCGACGCGATTGTCACTGAAACTACCAAACGCATAGTCGTAGCAATTATCGTGAGTCACGCCCGTACGGCCCCATGGATCCCACGTGTACTCGCGCTCGGAGCCCGACTTGAGCATGGCGTTCCGACTCGTGGAATCCTTGCTCTTGGGCGCCGCCTTAGTCCGACTCGTGGCGACCATCTTACAAGAGGCGGGTATTTTTTCTCCGCCTCTTGTAAATGTTGACCATTATTAGCGCACGCGATCCTCGCGAGCGCATCACGGCCCTGATTACTTTTATAAT